CAGCATAGTCAGTAAGTTCTTTAAAACTTCTTTATTCATATTTTTCCTTTATAAAATCTTCCTAAGATATTTCCATTTAAATAACAATCATTTTCTAAAACTTCATGTTGAAACTGAGCTTTAGTTTCTTCATAAGTCAGCTCTGATTTACTAAAACAAATTTTAAGTATTAATCTATCTACATAAATACCATCCTTATGTGCTTGTTTTATTTCTTTATTGCTACTGAAATAGTTTTCATAAGAAAGTTTTTTAATTATTTCATACTTTTTCTTTCTCTTATCAGTTAGTTTAGCCAAAGCCTTTTTTCCAAATTTCTTTTTTCTATTTGAATAAAAGTTCTTTTTACCTATATATAAGTATTCTTCCCCATCTCGTGTAAATTTCATTTTATAAACAAAACCTACAGCTCCTTCTGGTATATCTTTATTTTCAAAAGGTATACGTTCTGAATTTCCATCAAATTTTATCCACCATATTTCCATAGATTTTTTTATACGAGTTTTTAAATTCATGTTAACTGTTTTAATAGAGGTAACAAAACCTCTCTGGTTTTAGCAAGACCGTACATCTTAATAGAATCAGATAAATCTTTTTCCATATCTAGAATTACATAATTAAAATTATACTTTTCTTTATACCTTTTCATAGACCGGATACCAGCTTCATCATTATCAAATAAAACAAATATCTTTTCATACTTTGGTATTATACTTTTGAGCATGCTCTCTGGTATCAAAGTATTCTCACTGTCAGGTGCAATTGATTCTGCATCTTTTAACTTAAGCCTGTTAAAAGCCATTAAGTCTTTTAATGAAGATGTAATAACAAGATATCTTTTATCATATTTTAATTGATCAGATCCTTGAATATAATTTTTAACCTTAATAAATTTCTTTTGAGAAACTTTAGGTTGATAAACTTTATATAAACTGCCGTCATCTTTAAAATAACCATATATACTAAGACCCTTAATAGTAATTGAACTTTCTTTACCATTATCATCTTCTTTGGTCATTACATAATATTCTAGTGGAGCTACGTTATACTTTTCTAATAATCTAGAGCCAATATCAAATTTAGTCCAATATTTTTGATCAACAGTAGTCCAATGTCTTATTTCATAATCAGTTACTTTATATCTACTATAACTTTTATATTCCTGAATAGGGTTATGGTTATTATTTAAGATATATTCATTATAATCTCCTATAATTTTTAAAGCAGCTTCACCACGAGTTTTTATGTTAAAATAAACTTTTACTAATTCAACACAACAACCACCAATGCCTGATGAAAAATCTTTAAAATTATATCTTTTTGCTACAGGGTCAAAAAATATACACATAGATGGTATTTTATCTTTAGTATTAAATACTGATCTAATTTTTACATCTTGACCATCTAATTTTTCAGATAGCCCTAAGTAATATTCAAAAGGCCAACCTGTAGGTATACCATCTAAATCCGTAATTAAGTTTTTTGTTGAAATCATAAAATAGTTTTTGATAATAAAAAAGGGAAAACACTACATGCCTCCCCTTTTTGAACTTAAAATAAAAATGAAAATTAGTCTAGATTAAAATCTGCACTAGTCTTCATTGGAATTGATAAATCATCATCATTACCAAAAGATTCTACCGGCTTGTTCTCTATCTTTCTTAAATGTTTTGATTCATCATAAACTTGTACAGCTTCTGGATTAGGTGTGTAGCCATACATTTTATTTTTTGCTTTAGCAAACCAACAGTCATATGCTATATAACCTGATTTGTTTTCATACTCTTTACCTGCAAGACAAGTATGTAAATATTTATCTTGATATGGTGCAGTATCATTGAATGCTTTTACAAACTCTTCAATTGTTTCATGCTTATTATCTTGTTCTGTAAACCAATCTGTAATTTCAAGAGCATTAGATAGATTCTTTAAAAACATTAGAATAGATCTATCTCTTTGAATTTTAATTCCTGATTTAGTCTCACCATCAGCAAATGCATATTGACTTGCCTTTACTCTTCCGATCTGGCCTTCATATTTACCTTTACTTTCATCATCTCTGTCTCGGAGAAATCCTTCAAATCCATCAATTGGTTTAGTTTCCATATCTAATATTAAATGATATGCACCTTCAATAAATCTAAATGAATCTAGCCTTACACTATTAATTTTTAATTCATGATTGCCTGGGCCAATTGTTTTAGGTATCCCTTTACCGGTACCACCTTCTGTGGTTAAATCTGTTGTACTTAAAGCCATTTGATTTTTCTTTTTAGTTGTTAATAATTATGATTTATATATTTTATTCCAGTGAGTTTTTATCTCACCTTTTTCATTCATTTCAGAAATTACTATTTCTTCATTTCTTAAGTGATTAGGTCTAGCGCCACATGTTACACCATCATTATTTTTAAAGTTGATGACTGTTTTGTTACCTTTTCTATACATATATCCTATTGCATCTGCATTAGCGCAGATTAAAGATTTTATTTTACCAGTAAGATCAATATTAGCCGACATAACCATCTCTCCTTTATCATCAACAACTTTATCTTTGATGTGTCCAGACAGAATTATATGAGGTGCTAATGTATCAATAAAATCTAAAACTTGAAAAAATGCCTGACGAATATATAAATATCCTGCACCATTTGCAAGAGTAATTACATTATCTCCTTGATAATTTTTACCCATAGGCGTTTTTCTATACAGCTTTACTGCTAAAGGCATAACCATAGATTCTAATGCAGTTACTGTATCTACTGTGACATACTTATAGGGTTTATCAGCTTCTTTTATGGCCTTACCTGCATCAAGAAGATCTTGTAAGTTTTCAATTTTAACTTTTAAAGCTTCTACATACCCGCTACCATTCTCTAAGTCCAATATTAAATTGTTTTCTAAGCCTGCAAATGCTGTAGTTTTACCTGTTTTAGGTTTACTGTAAATTATTAATCTTTTAGGATTAACTCTTTCTTTCTTTACTTTTTTTGTTGGAAGTACTATACTCATTTTATCTTTTTTTCTATTTTTTCTAATGCTGTTGCTATTCTATCTAAAGTGTTTAGCCAATCTGGAAAATTTTTAATTGATTTTTCAGATTTCTTTAATCCCACATCAAGATACTCTTCAGCAAAATTTGGAAAATCAGCTGGTTTAGTTTCTACAGGTGGATTTTTTAGCTGTTCTTGATACTTATTATAAGGTATTTCTGTACCATCTTTTGTAACAGCTACTAATTCTTCAATTGGAATAACGTACACTTCATAATCATTACCAGACTTACTAGTCTTTTTTTCTAAAGGATATTCTTCTGCATAAAAAGGATTAAACTTTAGTTTATATAATGTATGTGTTGGATCTTCTGATACTCCTTGAAAATCACTAAACTCTGTATAAATATCTTTACCTATTTTTAACTCATTAGGAAAGAATTGCATTTTTAAAGGTTCTCCTGGAGGAGCCCATGCAGATTTAGCAATAAAATACGGATCAGTAATCTTCAACTTTTTAAATGTAGGCAAATGTGTTGCCATGAGAATTTTAGTGTTCTCTTGTCTTGTACTCATATCTGAATGTTTGTATTTGATTGTGTATTACTAGGTGTATTCATCTCTACTATTCTTATAGTATCTCTATCTAACTTAAAGAAACTCATTCTAGTATCTCCATTTCTACATTTTAAGAAATGAAATACAAGAGTTTCTGGATCAGTAATCTGAAATCTTTCAGGTCCGTAATATCTAATCTTTCTAGCAGCTGGCTTATTAATACCAAGTACTATATCAGCATGTTGCAATAATGCATCAGCGCCAAATAGATCAGAATCTAAAACATAATTACCATAAGTACCTTCTATAGCACGTTTAGGATCATCTATGTTTCTATTTAATTGACTTAAAATAACAAATGATAGTGGATAACTTCTTTTCATAAAAGTTAGTGCCTCGCCTAGATTATATAACATTTCAAACCTATCTTTCTCATGCTTATCTCTTTTAAATAAAGCTGAGTGATCTACAGTAACTAAAAGTTTAGGATATATTTTATTTCCGTTAACTTCTTTTACATTTTGTCTAAAATGATAATCTATGCTAGCACAGAATTCATTGACAGTACACGGTCTATAAACTGAAAAAACTTTATTGTTTTTATTAAGTGTACTTGTATATTGTCTGCATTTATCATAAATATCTTCTTGTAAAGGTTCATACTTACTATGAAGGATACCATAGTCTTTTTGAGTTATAGCAGAGAATGCTCTCATACCAAGAGTTTTCTCAGGCATCTCAAATTGAAATTGTAAAACTTGAAAGTCTTGATCTTTATTAAGAGCAATAACTTCTGTAACAAGTTGCTCCATAAACAAAGTCTTACCTACACCGGGTCTAGCTCCAACTACGGTTAGAGTATTCCACTCTAAACCATTTAATGTAGCATCATTAAACTTTGGCCAAGCAGTTTTAAGACTTTTAATTCTACCGTCCATTCTTCCTCTCATTTCTAAGAGGGCTTTTTCATAAGCACGTACTTTACTAATAGCCTTTAAAGGCTTTGCACCATTGAACTGTTCCAAATTATACTACTTTTTCTTTAAATATGTTTTCTTCATCAGAACCACCTTCATTTAACATGTCGCAGTAGGTAGCTAAATCAGATTCAAATGATTTGTCTGTATTTTGTTTTCTGATAAAGTATTGAGATGTTCTCATATATTCATAATTTTTCAATTTATATTCTTCTATATATTTATATGTTGCTTGCAATATTGTTTTCCAATCATAATCAAAAGTATCAAAAAACCATCTAAAACTTGATTCTAAAGTTTTAACATTAGTTCTTGCATACTTGCCGCTTCCAAGTTTTTTAGAGGGAAATAAAGAGTTGTATAACTTTATTTTGTTATCAAAACCATCTCCCATCAAATCACTAGAAGTTTTCTTTTTACTCTTTCTAAAATAAGAGTTTAATTCTTCCATAAAGATAGTACTTTTTCTTGTAAGAGACAAGTCTTCAGTTAACCATTCATCAGCTTTTAACTTGTTGATTTCTAAAGAATCAGATACTATTTTACTTACAGATATTTTTTCTTTTATACAATGTAATACATACAAAGAATTAGGGGTAAGCTTCTCTTTTATAAGCTTGTTAAATATTTCATTCATGCTACCAAGTTACTGAAAAATTATAATGATTCTTTAATATTTTACTAATTTCATTAAATATATCTTTACAATCCCAAGTTTGTCCTTTGTTATATACGGCACTTGCAGGATGACTCACAAAAAATTTATAATTCATATCATTTACAGTATCGCTCCATTCATGAGCTTGTTTACCCATATATACAAATACCATCCCTGTATGCGCAAATGTCAAATGATCAAATAAATAGGCTAGAAAAGGTTTCCATATTGTATAATGTTGTCCTACTTTACCTACAGTAGTTGTAAGTGCAGTATTTAACATTAACATACCTTGATTAGCCCATCTTGTAAGATCCGGATCATGTGACTGACCCACACCATCATATACAGTTCTGTTAACCTCATTTAAAATAAATCTTAAACTTGGTTGTTGTTCCATAGTATTTTTACAACTAAACGCAATACCATCTGCTACTCCTAATTTAGGATATGGATCTTGCCCTACCATAATTACTTTAAGTTCATTATAAGGACATTCTTCAAATGCTCTAAACAGTTGACTAAGTTTAGGAGTAAATCTTTTACCATCTTTTGATAACCTTACTAATTGCATAATAATGTTTTCAAAATCACTGCTAAATATAAAAGATTTAAGAGGTTTAGCCCAACCTGATGGTTCAAGCTTTTTAAATAATTTTTGTTTAATTTCTTCTATGTCTATAGTTTTTGTCATATTTTGTTTATATTTATAAAAAATTAATAATGAAAAATAAAAAAGTTAAAGAATTAAAAGAAGATGCTATACTTGATGTAAAAGTAAATAAAACTTATTACATGATGTCTAAAGCTGCACTGTTTACATTATTAAATGATATTTATACAAAAGAAGATGGTAATCCTGATAAATTTGTAGAAGATCTTATAAATAAAGAATACGGAGAGCTTGATGATAAGCAAAGAGCTTTTTATACTTTAACTTTATTAGTAGGTGAAATAGAAAAGCAAGCAATTGCAAACGATGCTTTTATTGAAAAAGAGGTTGATGTTGAGAAACTTAAAGCTGAACTTAAAAAAGTTCAAGATGCTGAAGACTCTAGTGAAGATTAACATTATAAAATTCACCTATCTCTATACAAGCTTGAATAGCCAAACTTAATTCACCTTTATCACAATCAGCAAAAGATTTATACTTATTATCTATAAATAATCCTGCTCTATCTTTTACTAGCCTTTTCATGGCATCAAAACTATAGCCGCTTTCTTTGGCTAGTTCACGTATACATTTATGCACTTTTGATATTTGTGCACCACTCCCTGTAGATTCAGAGATAGACATAAATATATCTACCTCTTGCCCTTCAGAAAGTTTTTCATTAAATAATTTAAAAGCAAGCTTATCCTCTTTCTTTGGATACACCAGCTTTCCGTTTTGCATTTTTAATTTTGCTGAAAACATCTATTAATTGATTTACTAGTTTGTAACTCCAAATTTCACAATCCGGTTCTGACATATATACGGCCCATTCTTTATCTGTACCAACTTCATCACTTGCTGATGTATATAATACTAAACCTTTCATTAATTCTATTTGGTAATAATAATAGTCATAACCATTTTGACTCTCGCTATCATTAACATAAGTTTTCTCAAAACCTAATGTAAGTATTTCTTCTTCACTCATTTGTTTCTAGTTTTTGTACATTATTCCACAAAGATGTGTTTACAATTTTAGTATCATAATCACGCACTGCATCAGCATATATGCCTGGATCCTTGCCATTATACTTTCCTAAGTTTTTAATCCTTTCTTTTCTAAAAAAGTTAATTACTTGTGATGCTACAAATAAATTTTCTTTATCTGGAGATCTTAATAAGCTAATGCAATTATCAACTTGACCTTGCTCCATAAGATTAAGATATAATAGTAAATGTAATTCTGCTAGGAATATAAAAGGTTTAAATGTACCTTTTTTTGTTCCATCAATATACATAAACCATAAATAATTTGTACCAGAGTTTGATGACATTTCAAAATGTTCTAGACAAATCTTTTTTGCTAAGTTTGCTATTCTTCTTTCCATGACATAATTGTATTTCTAACATGTTTACCTAAATCAGCATCATTTGGATACTTTTTTACAAAATGCACCATTAGGGCAGTAATGTTTGGCATAGCAATCAACTGATTATCTATACTATATATACCTGTACTGGTGTTACTATCTACACCTTTTACTTGTCTTAATTTATTTAAATTATTTTTATTTAATCCTGGCTTTATCTTTTTTTTCATAATATTAAATTATATTATTATTTTTTTTAAGATAGTTTATAACAGCTTTAGGACACCAATCCTGTTTAGCTAACCATCTTAAATAGTCAAAAGGAATATCATCTAAAGACTTTCCTTTATGTTTACCAAATTTTATTCTATAGTAATGTTTTTTCAAACTTCTATTTCTTTCATATTGTCAAAATCTCTTTTTTTCTCTACTTTGACATGATATTTTCTGTCTGTATAAGGATCTTTCCAAATTTCATCATCTTTGTTTTTGCTATCCCAATCTACAAAGACTAATCTATCTAAGATTTCTTTTTTAATTTTATCTCTATAATGTTGAAATATTTGATTATCTATTGACATTTTTGTTGGTTTTAAATTGTTATTAACTTCTCCTTTGGAGTTCTATAAGATATTGAATATAAAGATCCCTATCAAAGTTATCCCAATATTTTATCCAGTCAGCTATATTAGTTGCCATTTTTTTCTGCTAATGCTGATCCTAAGATCTGATTTTCTTCCTCGCATAAATCTAATGCGTCTTCTAATAATAAAATTGTACTATCTTGTTTTTTTATAATAGCCATGTTAGCTTCATTAGTATTAACACTAACATTTTCATTACAACTAACTAGTAGTAAACTAAATAATACACTTTTTTTCATTTTTTTAAATTTTTATAATCTAAAATAAAGCCGATTAGTACAATTAAATTCATACCAACTGATGCTAATATTTCATGTAAATCTTTATATATGTTAGTTGATAGATGCACATGTCCTATTATCCAAAATGGTATTGCTAAATTTTGACTAATCCATATTAATGTAAATTTAATGAAATTTTTCATTTTAAAATATATATCTAATTGTTTCTAAATCAAAATATTCAGAATATAAATCTTTAAACTCTTCTAGTAATCTTGTTTTATGTTTAAGAGGATACCTCATTACACCTGATTTATTTTTAACTTCATAACTAAGGCTCATTAATTCCCTAGCCTCATGAGAAGATCTTTTCATTTGATTAGCATGATTAGTTAATGCAATTACCTCACATTTATTTACTCCTGCTATATCTTTTACCATCTTAAACAACTCACTGTAGTCTTGTTTCCATTTTTTGTAGAAAACAAGAGGGCTATAGTTAACATGCACTTCCCACCCAAGGTCCTTAAGTCTATTAATCTCAGGGATCCTTCTTGCAACCTTTTGCATCTTAGGTTCTAATACATCTGCAAATCTTTGCGGCATAAGACTAACTCTTACCCTTGGTTTTTTGTTGAACTTTTTGACATTAAGTTTCAACAAACTAGGATACTTAGTTGCCATAGTTGAATTTAAGGTAGGATGATTATCATATCTTTTAAGATAATCTATCAATGGCTCAGGTAAATAACGCTGCATTAGTACTAAATCTGTGTTACATGCAATATCTACCATAGTGTATACTGGATCCTGCTGATCAGGAACCTTAGTAAAACCTTTTTCCCATTCTACAACAGAGTTAAAGATATCATCTACATTTTCATTTACAAAAACTCTCTTACCATTATACCTAGACATATAACAATAGGTATCTACACAACCACCAAAACATCCATAGATAAGATTTGGCGCTATACAGTTAGCACTATTGTTATTGTCTTTTGTAACTAAGGTCTTTGTAACTTGACGCTTAATTACCCCACTCATTATTTATATATTTAGAAGGGGCAATTTGGGCTCCAGTCTGCTGGTTTATTACAATTCGGTTTATCTTGAATGATAAATTGCCTTTCCTCTGCTTGAAGAGGATTATTCTTTTTCTCAATCTTTTCAAGTTCTTGTTCATATAATCTCCAATTATAAATTTCTAATTCTTTCATTCTTGCAACATCTGCTATAGTCATTTCTTTAGGTAAATCTCCATTGTTATGCCTACGGATGTCCATAAATATTTCTTTCATTCTGCCCATTGTTCTAATTTTTAATTTAGTAAAAAAAAGGCCATAGAAGTCCTTTAAACATTGCTTCAAAAGGCCCAATAAATATTGTATACAAAAAACCATGTGCTTGCGCAATTGTGTACCAAAAGTACATTAACATGATTTGTGATATCATAAAATATAATACAAGCAACCACATAGTTGCTTCTAAAAATTGTTCTCCCATAATTAATTTGATTTTAAGCTAAAGAAGATAAATCTGCATCATCTGCATTAATCTCCATATTTTTTATTTCTTTTTTAACAGCCTCTTCTGTAGCTTTTAAACTAACAAGAGAACCTTCAGGTACAAGAAGAAACCTTTCAATTGCATAGTACTTATAAGGAGCAGAAGCTTTAGTAAGCTTAACTTCTTCAAGAGCTATACCCAGGTTTCCATCTTGCAAAGCCATTTCTACTACTTCAGTAATAGTATATACCATACCTTCTTCAAGCCATTCCTCTTCTGAAATACCTTCTGGTTTATTACTGTTATCTATACAAATTGCTTTCATATTGTTCAATACTTGCTTCAATGTTTACGTGATCTAATGTTTCTAAAATTTCATACATTCTATCAAAAGAGCCTGATGCAACATCTACATTTCCTCTATTGTGTGCTATAATCGCACATTGCTCTGCTTGAATAGGTGTGTGACCACATATTTCAATTAAGCATGCGATGACATATTGATAACTCAATTCATCATCATTATACAAAGTAACCTTATGTGTTTTAGATTCACTCATATAATAATATACTAATTTTTAACGACAATTTGGCTTCTAACCTAGATTTACCTGGTAGTTTGCCCATTTAATTTTACTCTGATCTAGGGTTTCTAATGCTGATTTTACCCATTTTTCATCTACAGTATGTTTATAACATAATACATGTACTATAGCTTTTTCATCTGGATTAAGTCTCAGTAACCTTCCTATCCTCTGTTGTGCTTTTCTTTCATTACCATATGCATGCATAATAATTCCTTGCCTTAACTCTGGAATATTTACACCTTCATTTAGCTGCATTACAGAGGATAATTTAGTAATTAAACCTTCCTTAAACATTTCTAGATTATCTTCTGAGTCTACATTATTGCTATGATAACTATACTCACATAATCTATCCGCCTGATCCTGTGTATTAGCAAATAAAATACACTTTTCTTTTATGCTAGCGAATAATAATTTAGCATATAATTCCTTACTAGGATACTCCATCATAGCTTTCATTCTCATAACTCTAACAATATGCATGTTACCTGTTGTGGTATCAATTCTATTGCACCAATATGCATAATTTTTTTGCTCTGAAGTTCTAAAACTTTTATTCTTCATCTCTACTAGATAATTATTTTTTGTGCTTAATTCAAGCTCATGTACAATTATTTGATAGTCATTAAGAATATTATTCTCTACTGCACTGTCAGTAACAAATTCATATATCATAGGACAAAATTGACTTACCAGCTTACCCTTTTCAGAATTAGCATACTTTGGTGGTGTACCTGTAAGACCTAAAATTTTACCTTTATATTCATTTAAGAACGTTCTATGAGAATCTAATAGACTATGACACTCATCTAAATATATTATGTCAAAATCTTTTGGATTATGTTTATTTAAGCTTAAGTAAGTTGTAAACACTGCTTTTGTTAATAACTTTTCTTTGTCAAATTTTTGTGCTTCTGCTTTCCAACTATCAAAAATTGACAGTTTTGGTGCAACTACAAGGATTTCTAACATAGGAGAATAATGATTCTCTAAGTGATTTAATGCAACAAGTGTCTTACCAACGCCTGTAGCTAAAGCTAAACCACATCTATCTTTACCTAAAGTTGCTTTCAAAGCTTCAGCTTGTACTTTATCTCTATCCATATTTTATTCTATATTTATCTTCTAAATAATTCATAACTCTATACCATAAAGGCTTTGCTGTTTCATGAGCAAGAGCTTTTGCTGTAGTAACAGCAGCTGATAAAGCTTCTTTACTACCCAACTTAACTATGTTATGAACATCATTTTTATCTTTATACTTAAAATATCCTCTATGATTATCATACAACATATCACCTTTTGCTCTTACTAATACATAAGAAGGCTCATCTAAATTTTTATTTTTATCTATCATTTTACTGTACCTTTTAATTTTAATTTTAGTTCATCGGCCCAATAACCTTTAACCTCTATTCTTTTTTTCTTTCTATTAAACTTAGTTATCCACGCTCTTGGTATCCAAAATTTTACACCAGGTCTTACCTCAATAAAATGAGCACCAGCTGTAGAATTATATAATTTAGTATAATTGAAAAAAACAGTAGTTCTATTATCAGCTCTAAATTGTCTCATAAAATTAGTTTAAATAATTCATAATTCTTGCTTCTTCTGGATGATCATGTATCCAGTTATGACAATTCCTACAGACAGGAATCCATGTACTTTGTATTAAATAATAAGTATCACGGTTACTGCCTGCATATGTATGATGGATATCAGTAGCTTGTTGGCTACATCCATGAACTTTAACCTTACATAAGGAATTGTGAGTAAGATACCTTTCTCTTAATTTAAGATATTCAGCATCTTTCTTCTTTCTTTTGGCAGAAACACGAGGGATAGATACGTTTGGTTTCTGTGGCTTGTTTGTACTGCTTTTGTGGCAACTCCAGCAATATTTACAATATCTATTACCCTCATGATTCTTCCATATGACAGTCATTTTACCACAACTGTCACATTCTTTTAACTTTGGTTTCATTTTGGAACACCTTTATTGACATAATGTGTAAGAAGATCTAACTTTTCATATTTTGTTCTAGGTCTTTTAGTACCTATAGGGGTTTTAACCCACCAATAATCTTCTGTTCTAACTGTTCTCCAATCTTCTAGATCAAAGTTTTTAGTCAAATCAAAAAACTCTTGGTCAATTTTTGATAATTCTTGATTCTTATACATTTTTTAGTCTTGGTAATTGATTAGGATCTCTAGTTAAACTTAAAAAGTTTGAACTTAAGATTCCTTCCTCCATAAATATACGAATTATTTCATCTTTATTCATATTTAAATCTTTAAAATTTAAAGTATTCTTAAATTTATAATCCGTTTCAGTACTATTCAACATAAACTTTGTAAATGTTGTATCCGGAAACCATTTGCTAAACATTTTATTAGTAATTCTTATTACTTTTCTTTGTTTAGCTTCATTTATAACACGTTGTGCTCTTCTGTGCACTTTGTTAATCCTGATTTTCTTTTGTTTACTCATCTTTTCTACCTCTTCAATAGGTAAAGACCTGAGACCATACAAAGCTCTCTTATATAAAAAGTTTTGATATTGAGAATATTTATCTGTCTCATATTTTGTATAAGTATTTTTCTTATACAGCTGATACTCTTCTAATTTACCAGAGTATTCAAATTTGTGTTTTTTAGTCGAAGTCATCTTTTACATTTTTAACTAATTCATAAATAGAAAAAGGGCCATTGCTGACCCTTTATCTGTAACCTTTAAAATTTACTATCCTCCGATAGAAAAATCTTCATTCTGCTGTGTAACAGCATCTGCTTTACTTGCATTATATGCACGGATTTCATCCTTATTATCATGTGCAATTAACTCATCCTCTAGACTTGCATCTACAGTCCAAGTTCTTTGCTGATAAATTGGCTTACCCATAAGAGTACATACTGGTGCATTTTCACCACCTGCTCTCTTCATTTGCTTTTCAATATTTACATCTGAAAATGGCTCTAAAGATTCTTGTGTACGAATCTTACCAGGAAGCTCTTGTCCTTCATAGAAACCTGCTCCTGTTAATTTTTCCATATTACCTGGTACTACAGCAGTGACTCTTTTAACATCAAGCCAGCCATTAGACCCTGTTACAATCTTTGATTGTGCAACCATAATATAACCATAATCTGGTTTGTTTTCATTAACGTTAACAACTGCTTTTGTTTTTTCATTTGCTAATACTACTACTTTTGAATTCATAATTTAATTTTTAATAAATAAATAAATTGATTTTGTGAGCACGATACTATACCTGTACTTGCTCAAAATACAGGTAAGTTGACTTTATTAAGTCTATTTTACATTAAGATAAATCTGATAGATTTATGTCTGGAAATTCTTCACCATCTTCGCTCAAATCTAAAAATTCTCTGGGCTCTTCTGGTTTCTTTCTAGTGTCTACTGCTGATCCACTAAAGGGATTTTGGACTACATCACCATAGTCTAAAGCTATAAGATGTTGGATGTCTTCATCAGTTAAAGATAAGTACTCTTCTATAGAGATATAGATGACTTTTCCATTAGGTAACTGATAATTCATATACTAAGTACGTAATAAATTTTTAAAAGTTAACTATCTAATGATAAAAAAATCACATTATATAGCTAACAAGGGAAAAATATTTTTTAATTTCTCCCTTGTTATCTGCTATCAGCATATATTCGACTAAAATATAATATTTTTAAGGATGCACATCTTCAAATCCCATACTACAAGATGCATATAGATCTTCTCCATATTTAAACTCTATAGTATAAGGAAAATACTCTGTGTAACCTCTAAATGATTTTACTTTACAGATAACTTGATTAGCATTATCTATTAAATCATTTTCAACAAGTTTTTGATGTATCTCTTCATCACCAGAAAGACCCATCTTAAGTCTATCCCAATTACATCTAACTACATCACCTGTATAAAATGCATTTGGTAAACCATTACCAAGAATAATTTGAACAAATTGATTACAACCTTCTGTACTTTTTAATAAAAGTTCTGTAAGTAATTTTGATATATCTTCAATTGTTTCATCAGATTGTGCTTTTTTACAAAGATCTTTAACCATTATGGCTACATCAGCCTCTGAAAGATCAATGCTTACTTTTTTTAAATCCATGTCTTTTGTATTGCGAGTATAAGGCTGAAGACGCCATGCCTTCAACCTTAACTCTTATCCACTTAAAAAAATCTTAAAGCAGGCAGCTTATAACAACGCCTGCTACAATGATTATTGCTAATACAATTACAATATTTTGAACAGTAAGTTCATTATTTAAAGTTCTATATTTGCGTCTAGCACTTTCTAATTGATCTTTTCTTACTGCATAATCAGCCCAATATGCGGACTGATCAAGTTCTTCTTCTAGTCTTGTAATATCTGCTTTAGCTTGTTTTATTTTCTGATATGTTCCCATGATTCATATTATTTTGACCATATGCTTCACAAGATGATGCGGATTTACAACTACTGACTAATAAAAAAATTAGTACACATAGTATATAAGTAAACCCTAATCCTACTACAAATAGGTCTGTTTTTAAACTTCTCTTTTTCATAACTCATCAAAATTAGCAAAACCATACTGTGGAATCATCATTCTCTGATGTAATAAAACCAATCTATTTCTAATTGCTTTTAAATTTAGTACAGTAAGTCTGCAGTTATATCTTTCAGTTATTTGCTCTTTTTGTAATTCTTCTTGATGTACAGCTAAGTGTAAATCTTGAATTTCTTCAATCATATTTTCAATCATAACGTTTTAGTATTAAATAATATTTCTAATTGTTTTTAATTTAATTTCTGTGCCTTCATCTGCTCTTTTATGAGCAACATCTTGATTTGGAGTAAAGTACTCCTTTCCATTTTTAATGTATATGTAATATACAGTTGTTTCTTGCATCTAAATAAAATTTAAATTGTTTATGTTTAAAAGAGCAGGACTTTTACATCCTGCTCAGTAGTCTTATGACAATAAGCTAATTAAAGCTGACTTGTCATCAGTAGTTAGATCTACTACTTCACCATCAAGTTCAGTATGATCTATAAATTCATTCAATGTCAATGACATATCTGCCATCTCAATTTGACTCTGAATTAGGTCACGAGTAGTAACACCTGCTCTAGCAACTCTACCATTGCCAATAGCTCTATCAGTAAAGATAAATCTACTACCAATATGGATAGCCATAGACATTTGATTACTTCTCATAACCATAGGAGTTTGAAATATAATATCATCTGGATGTACCATATGATTTGTATTAAAACTCTCACCTTCAGGAAGTCTAGCAACAATAAATGTATACTTTGCTTCTGATGCACCAGAATAATTGTTACACATAAATATACCATTAGGCATATCATTACGGAACAATAAATACTCTGAAGCTTCAGGATCAGCAGATGTCATATCACCTGAATAGACAATGTTATTACCCGCATCAGTGTATGAATTACACCAAGAGATAGTTTTACCATCTATATCAGTAAATGACAAGTCAAGATCGCTTGCACCATCCTCACCTTTCCAATAAATCCCAACAATGAGATTATCTTGAGGCATAACATCAATATAAGAACCAATAGGTAATGTACCAATGAAATTCTTTTCTGATGTAGGAAGAGTAATGCCTAAGCCAGAAGGGAGATTTAAAGTTTTACCTTGTAATTTCTCTCTCATCTTATGAGATATTGAACGTCTAACCTGACTGTTAAGTTTATCCAAGTTATCTTCATTAAGCTCCCAAGAACTCTTTTTAACCCAACTTTTACCATTTCTGATATTAATTGTATCAATAAACTTTCCTGTTCTTCTTTTTTGTATAGCATTGTAATACTTTACAAGTTCAAATAAAGATCTATCCTCATACTTACGTAACCAAAGTCTTGACTGAAAAGTTAACTTATCATTGTTAACATATTCAGGAGTCAAGAACTTTGTACTCATAGGCATAACAGTAGGAACGTGATGTTTCTTAGATAACTTAGATATCTTGTTAATCATAGGTCTCAACTCACTATTTCTCAAAGCAAGAAACAAGGGCTTATATCTATTGAAGATACTTGCCCATTCTTCTAAAGAATGTGAATAAAAACATGCCTTGATATTAGAAAACCTATCCCAAGAACTAGAACAACTATACGCATTCATTGCATCATGACTTTTAACAATACAAGTGCTACCAGTAATGATAAAGTTAATAGCTTGTAATGATTCAATTACATTCTTAAAAGGTATACCTTTTGCAATATGATATCTAATCAAGAACTCACGGTTCTTAATATTATCAGTCCAAAATGACATATCAAACTCTTCAATTAACTCGAAGATATCATTCAGAGTATCATTCTTAAGAGCAATACCTGAATCTGCCATATTTTGGATTTTATCATGAAGCTCTTCCATTGTAATAGGATCAATAACCTTACATTCAGAAAAGTTAATTAGACTAGGATTATTATTAGGAACATAAGGTGTATCTGTATGACCTGTACCATATGTAGATGCATAATGCATACACTGGTCTACCCACCATGCTTCTTCACTTCTATTAATAACATCATTAAATGATTTATAGAAAGTAGAATTATAATTGTTTGGTAACGACTGCATATAAGACATTACTCTTTCAGGATCACATCCAATACGCATAACATATCCTTTAGATGCACAAGTTCTAACAAGTACAGAGTTAACTGTGTCAGAAGCATTGGTCTTTCTCAGTGCTTGACCAAATAAACGAAGTTCAGCAAAATTTGCCATAATTCAATAAGTATTAATAAGTGAAAAAATAAGAGTAAAGAAGATGAAGTGTAATATCTTTTAGTTGTGTAAAAGGAACACTTTATATCTTCTCTACTCTCGGCCTACTCTAAAACGGGATTTTCAGCCATTTAACTCCCACGACACACTATCACAACAGAGACCACAGTAAGACGGTCAGTATAATTGTCTGATTTACTTTCAAACTCTGTACAATAGCATCTCTTCTCTGTTTTAGGTTTAAAACAGGAACTGACACTTTGGTTTTAATCCACCATCCAGAGGCGCTACCTCAACCCAGGTCTTTCCCTAGGATACCATTTTTTGGTGTAATAAAGACGGGAAGTAATTCTTTTGTCTGTTATAGTATAAAGGAACTTCCTATGTCTTTAGTGGTAGAATTTAGGTGATCAACCCTGCGAGACCTACCAACGCCTACTTAAGCAGTAATATAATAATAAGGCATCTTCACATACGGATATCATTTAATAATCCCTTAATGGATTAACCTTATTAATTAAATCGGGAAACTCATATGCTCTTCCTCTATATAGAGAGAGTACTAATACTGTATAAGGTAAACTAACATCTGTTTTACAACAAAGTTAGCTATATAAAATATTATATATACTATATACTATAGAGAAATAATAATTTATACTTACAACCAATGATATAGGTATATGTTGTACTATCTTATAAAGATTAAAACACACAAGTATTTCCGCAAAACAATTACAAAACATTGATAACTAGCTTTCAGTTTTCAGTTTTGCAACTATTTGTGCTGATGTCTTTGCTTTTAGTTAAAAAGCAAGCCAAATAAAATTTGCAATCCACTTTTGGCTGTGGTTTTGGTATTGCAAAATGACATCAACGTAAGTTGATGGCTAGCAAAAAGAGGGTTTTAAAGAAAAAAGAAACAACAAAGGATCTATGATCCCTTGTTGATTCACAAAGATTAAGACTTGCTCTTCTTCTTTGTACCTGAAGCAATCTTATTGATGATACTTTTAGTATCAACAGTAGATTCTTCAGTAACTGGAGATTCTTCTTCTTGGGAAGGAGAAGACTCTTCAGTATCCTGATAGTCTTGTGCAATAGCATGAGCAAGACTTGTTCTTGCTTCTGATATGCAGAAGTCTAAGTTAGATGGTCCATATTCTTTAATGGCATCATTAACGAATTTGATTAATCTAAGGTCAGGATTAATGGACCCCTTGTTAACACCTGTTTGGGTGGTAACCATAGGGTAACGTTCATTTAGCAACTTTGAAACAGGTTTATCCTGTGAAAAGTGCAAAGGAACTTTTTGTCCATTCTCATTTAACACAAGTGTCTTTTGGTCACTTTGGGTTAAATATGAAATCTTTGTTGCACCTCTCTTTTTGAGATGTTCAACATAAGAGTTAATTTCTTCATCAGTTCCGTGAACTTTGAAGAGATGCTTACCTGTTATGGTAGTTTTGTAAAACGTAGCATAAAATGTTAAATTTGGATTTTCCACAATTTTAGATTTAAGTGGTTATATTGCAATATTGCAATACAATATTAAGGCTAGGTCTGAGCAGCTTTAGCTGCGAAGACAAAGAAGGGTAAAGAAAAAAAAGGGTTTAATCCCTTTTCTTTTTCTTCTTGACTTTAGTCAAATTGGCTTGGCCAATGGTCAATTGTCTGTTAGGTAATCTAACAGGCTTTCCATGTGCAATAATTAGTGCTTGCACATATTGTTGTAGATGCTTCATAATTAATTAATTTAAATTCATTATAATATTTGGGCTAGGGAAAGAAAAAAGGCTTATTCAGCCTTTACTGGTTCATCAGGGAATTTCTCATTGTATGAGAATTCTAGTGTTTGAATCCAGTTTAGTATTTCTCCCTTGTAACAATGGTCAAACATAACTGCTCTACTGGTATCATCAGTAGGTAGTTCTTGCAGACGCATTGATTCATCAAGGTATAGAAAGGCTAATGATTCATCAGCATCATTGTATGTGCCCTCTTCTTGGGCATCAATGATGGTTAGCCCTATGCCTTCAAAGGCAACTGAGTTTGCATTTGGGAATAATGTGTAGAGTTCTCTACCATCATTTGTTTGATTCATTGGGACAACAACTCCTGCATCTAGTAGGAGTTTGAAAATAAGTAATGTAATTGTTTTCATAATATTTAATTTTTAATTCAATATAATTTAAGGGCTAGGAAGAAAAAAAAGAGGTGTAAACCTCTTTATTGTTCTTTAAGATATTTCTGTTTAACAATGTTAAACGTGTTAATGAAGGGTTGGTCTACAACACATATATGTTTGTAGCCATATTTAAACTCTTCATAATTGCGGTAAGCATAGAACCAAGATACTTGGCATAGAGATAATAGCTTTATAGTTCTTTTATTTATAATAAAGTATAAAGCATTATGTGGTATAACTTTCATATTGTAATTATTTATAATTCAATATAAGTTAAAGGCTAGGGAAATAAAAAAGAGGGATTTACTCCCTCAGTTTTAGTTCAACATCACTAAGCAATTCCTTCAACTCAGCATTTTGTTGAGTTAAGAATTGATTCTCATAACATCTTAAATGACTTAATCTTTGATTAATCATCTTACACAATCTTTTGTTAGAATTCTTCTTTGATGAATCTCTGACATGTTTCTTCCAATTATATTTCATAGTACTTTAATTTATTAATTCAATTCAAGTTATAGGCTAGGATAGGTAGTAGGCATAGCAAACATTCAGCAGTCAAAAAAATTAGGAATTCTTTTTGCAAAAAAATGTTTTTTGTTTTAAAAACATAGGGGGTGTGCACCAAAGCTGTTGAGGGGTGGGGTGCTGCAGCATAGGATCCACTACAACCTCTAACATGGTATTTTTTCCTTAAGGGGAAAATTCTTATATTTAGGTATGTTGCTAAGACTCTTACTGCTTATTGTGCCTTTAACTTGCTTTGGTCAAACAGAGAGTAGTTCTGTAGATCCTTATTCTGAGTATTATTACTCTGGGGATACTGTTACTTTGTGTTATGAGATAGCTGATTGGTTCGGGGGTCATGAGTGCATGCTTCAGTCTATGGTGGTTATCCCAGGATCTGGATGGGATACTATCATGCCTATAGATACTCCTACTAATTGTTCTGTTACTACAGAGGGTGACTGGGTCTGGTTAGATAATGGGTGGTATTTTAGTTTCTTTCCTGGTGATTGGGATTTTACTGGATCTTGCATACGTTCATTTTGTGTACAAGCTGTTACAAAAGAAAGTTGTGATGAGTTAGATCTAGACATGTCTGTTCTTTCATCTAGTGTATGCGGGGGTAATGTACCTTACAAAGTTTATAGTGGGTATATTAAGATGGGTATAGAATGTGATGTGTCTCTGTACATACCTAATGCTTTTACACCAAATGATGATAACTCTAATGATGTAATTAAAGCTATAGGAAACGGAATAGTAGATTTTCATTGGGTTATTTATGATAGATGGAACAATATAGTTTTTGAAACATACAGCTTAGAAGAGGGCTGGTCGGGTAATAGTTTAAGCGGAGCATATGTATATGTCGTAGTATATAGTGATGTAATGGGTAATAAAAAGCAAATCATAGGTCATATAAATCTTTTAAATTAATTTTACTATATTTGTTCAAAACCAACAAAGAAATGAATAAATTTATATTGAGAGGAAACAGGGTTATGTTAGATAAGCCTGAGAAAAAGAAAGAAGAAGGTAAGTTAGATCTTATACTTACTGATGACATGGAGAAAGAACAAGAGAAGGAGTTAATGAAAGAGTGGACTCATCTTAATGTCTTTGCAGTGGGAACAGAAGTTAATGATCTTAAGGAGGGGGATAAAGTATATGTCCGCACTGGTGCTCTTCACAATGCTGAGATTATAGATATGGACGGTAAGTTAAAGATGATGGTGTTAATTCATGATATTATAATGGTATGGGAATAAAAGAATCATCAAATGACTGGTATAATAATATGCATCATAATACAACTCCATATGATAGTATGTGTAAGGGTATAATTAACGATGAAATAAGAAAACCTTCATTGACAGATTACAATATAAATTTTAAAACTGAATGCATGTCTGTAAGTAAAGATAATCCTTATGAAGTATTTAAGGCATTAGAATCTTGGAATCTTGATAAGGATTTTTATTTAGGTAATGTAATTAAGTATGTGGTAAAATCTAGAAGAGGAGATAAGGCCAAACAAAAAAAGGAATTACAAAAAGCATTATTGTATTTACAAAAAAGAATAGAAACGTTATGATTAAAGTACTAATAACTACATTTACTATTGTAGCTGCATTTATTTTAGCAATACTATCTATGGCATTGACAAAAGATTTTATTGACCCTGTTACTCAGGAGCGTCATGTAGATAAAGAGGGTAGGTTAATGGGTTATATAGGGTATTTTGGTTGTCTTTTAATTTTATATGGTCTTTATAATTACATTTTTAAAAGTTAAATATTATGAGTTTAAATAATAAAAAACCAAAAGCATTTAAAGTTTTAGATATTTTACAAATACTTTTTGCACTATGTATGACAATAGCGTATGTGTATTTTATTACATGTACAAATTATTTAGATAGTTGGTATTTAAAGATAGTTGTAGGTATTGCATCTATAGGAGCTTTAATTGGTGGAATCCTTCATTGGAAAAAAAGTAACAAATGATGTATATTATATTTATGGCACTTGCGGGTCTTGCTGAAGCAGTAATGGACACAATACAATTTCACTATTCAAGTAGTATATTTAGCAAGTTTGATTCAGAATTTTGGGATCCATCAATATCTTGGAAGAATAAGTATAAGGGTGGTGAACCTGGTGCAGGTCCAAAGTTTTGGGGAAGCACTACCTTCTTTGTAGGAATAACTGATGCATGGCATTTATTTAAACTGTTAAGAAATCTATTTTTATTTATTGCTATATTTTTCTTAGCATATAACTATTGCGGTTTTTGGCCTGTACTACTACATGTAATAATTGCAAGAGTAATTTACGGAATCAGCTTTACTATATTTTATAAAAGTTTATACTAAAACAATATCTTAACCACCTCCCAAGATATTGTTTATGACCCTTAAGTTTATCTGCTAAAGGGTCTTTTTTTGATCTATACTTTTATATTACATAATTTTTTATTATATTATAAATGTATATTTATCAAAAACAAAAAAATGGCATTATCAGAATACAGAGCAAAAATTTTAAAAGAGTTTGCTTCTAAAAGAACGCAACTTTGGCAATATTTAAATACAAGCATAGACTTTTTTCTTAGAGATCTTGGTTTAAGAACTACTTCAAAACTTGTTTCAGGAACTACCGATGGAGCTTGCTTCATTCAAAAGTGTGAGAATGAATCATATGTTGTAGATGGAGTTGAACATGATGTTTGGAAATATCAAGGAGAAAAGTTATTAATCCCTACATTAAATGGAGCAGGAAATTATGAGATTGTTCAAGGAATGGGGACAATAAATGTTTCAGAAGGTCAAGCAATAAAACTTATTGAAGATTCTAGTTTAATATCTGCTTTAGATCAAGGAGTTACAGTAGATCGTACACCACTAGCTAATGCAGGCACATTAATTACAGATGTTGGTACAAATGCAACTGCTGTAGGAACACTAATGTATCTTACAGTATTTAACAATTCTTTACCTGTTACAGAAAATCTTGTAAAGGTTGTCGGTTTACATGCAGCTCAGTGGGAAGCAACAGTACATCTTGACTTTAAGTTTGCTGTAGTAAAAGGAGCAACTGTTGAATTAGAAGTAAATTAAAATTAAAAGTTTAAATAAAATATCATGTCAAAAATAAAAATATTTAATAAAGCAGGTACATTACTTAGTGGTTTAGCTACTGGATACATGGAAGTATCTGCGTTTTACCAAAAGCCTGGAACAACCTATCAAGAATTTGATCCAGTAACTCTTATAGAAAGTTTTAACTTGTGGAATGTAGAAGAGCCACCAGAGACATCAGTTATACTTGCACCAATGGATACAGCATATCCAACATGGCAAGAGAATGATTCTGCTAATACAGCATGTCAGTGGAAAGATGCTATACTTGCTGCAGGTTTTGAAGAGCCTTCAGCTGCACAATTTCTTGATGAAGTAGTGGGTGTAGAAATTCCTGCAGAGTGTGCAGAAGATGAGAATAGTCAAAATGTAATTACAAGTGCAGCTATTGGTAATGGTGTACTTGATACAAGAGATCTTTTTGAGGGAGAAGATTGGCCTGCTGCTAATCTTGAGGCAACTACATTAAAAATAGTAGCATCTCCTAGTATAGATGCTCCTCCTCCTGCTTTTTATACAGAAACAATACTTGTACTTCCTGTAACTTCTAAACCAGGAGAAGAACCTGAAACATATCTAATAGGAGATATCCCAAGCGATATAGAGATCAAACTTAATCAAATTACTCGTGATAGAGCACAAGAAGAAGAAAGAAGACTGGCTATAGATGCCGCACTTGCAACTAGTGCTCAAAATAAAGTAGAAGGATAAACTAATTTAAAATAAGAATTATGCCAGAAAAATTTATAATAGAATCACCAGATCCATACTTAACTGAAAATAATGATATGGGTCAAACTAAATTTGGACACATTAATCATATGTTACACCAAATGAACAATAATGAATATGCTAATAATGCGGCAGCTAAAGCTGCTGGTCTTAAAAAAGGAGACTTTTTTAGAAAGACTGGTACTAGTGAATTGCATATTGTGCATGATTAATATTTAAAAAATGTCATTAAGAAACATAAGTAACTTTTTTAACATCATTAAAAATGGGAGGGTGAAGAGCACTCTTGAGGATAATGATATGATACCTGTTGGTACAAGAGATGCTGTTAATAAGTCTGAATATCAAGATACTGCTATTACATTTAAAGATCTTGAAACGCAGATTGCTTTAAATGCTCCTCAAGGACCTCCTGGTGCTACAGGACCTGCAGGTGCACAAGGACCTCAAGGTATTCAAGGTGTACCAGGTGCAGTAGGTGCAGCAGGATTAAACTTTACAGGTAACTGGGATACAACCAATGCTTATGCTCAAGATGACGTAGCATTTTTTAGTGGATCTAGTTATGTGTGCATTAATGCTGTTGGCTCAGGTGGTTCTGATCCATCTGTAGATACTGCTAACTGGAATTTTTTAGCATTACAAGGTTTACAGGGAATACAAGGAGTTCCTGGATCAGGTTTTAGTGCTTCTGTAGTTAACAGAGCAGGTACAGGCGCTAGTATAACACAAGTTATTTTAAATTACATACTTATTCCAGCTAATACGTTTTCTGCAGGTGATGTTTGGAGTTATAAAGCATTTTTTTATAAAGGTGTAATTTTTCCAGGAGCTGTATGTTCTGTAAAAATGTATATTTCAGATTCAACAACTTTATCAGGTGTAATTGGAGTCAACTATGAGAGAATTGCTACTCATAAAATGAATGCAACTTCTAGAGGAATGACGGTAAGTAGAGATTTTTATGTTGAACCTACATTTACATCTTATCAAGATTCAGATTCTCAAACTCAAAATGGTTCTTCTTTTCAAACATCAGATTCTATTGATACTTTTGCAATTGATTGGACAATAGATCAATACTTAGTCATAACAGCTGTAAATGCTGGTGGAGCAGCTCAAGAAGCATTCAACGTAGGTGCTAAAATTTATTAAAAAATAAAAATATGTCAATAGGAAATTTAAAAACAGATGGAGGTAAAGGTACTAATTGGCCTTGGCAATATAAAATGCTTAAAGGCTTGCAAGGCATCATTGATGTAATTAATAGTACAGCTAATGGATCAGAGTATGAAGCTCAGTTGGTTAATATTGATTGTCCAGACCCAATTGTACCTCCAGCACCTCATGCAGGAGTAAAACTTTATTTAGAGGTTAGAACTTGGGATACTGTAACTGGAGGCTTTACTAATGTAAGCTACTATCTTCCAGGAAGTAATACTGCGTATCCAGCTGTAGATTTTGCAGGCTGTACAGTTACTTATCTAGAAGCAGGTGATGCTACAGAGGCTACATTAGCAGAGATCTTAACAAAAAATACTGAAATAGAAGTTGATACAACTGCTATTGCTACATCGGCTGCAACTACAGCTACTAATACTACAGCTATAGAGGATGATACTAGTTCTCTTAATGATACTTCAGCAATGCCTGCAATGTTAAGAGCAACTGCTTCAGGTCTAGTAACAATTGCTGCTCCCATGAAGTCTGTATCTTTTTATAATGCAGCTGCAGGAGATGCAAATGTTTTAGGAGTAGTTCTTAAACAAGGAGAAACTGTAAATTTTGATGCAGGTGGCAATATGAATAAATTTGCTGGAAACACCTTTGATTATGATGCTGATATATCAGGTGGAAATGCAGGAGATCTTTTGATAATATATGTAGCATAAGCCATGCCTGTTTCAATTAACACTCATGGTAGTCTAGGGGTAGGTATACATACTCATATTGTACCTCCAGCAACTTCTTCTTTTGATGGATTTATAATGGAGCTTACTGTTACAGGAACATCTGCTTTTCAGCTAAGAGGAAGAGCTATAGGTACTTATAATTATGATGTAGATTGGGGAGATGGTACTATAGATACAGTAACTACTTATAATGGAGGTTCTCACACTTACTCTTCTACAGGAACCTATCTAGTTAAAATAAGTGGTGATTTTTCTGGATTTGAGTATGGAACAATATCAGGAGGTTGGAAAGATTATCTAACTAAAATAGTTCAGTGGGGTAATATACAATGGAAATCTTTTTATCAAGCTTTTACTGGGTTTGATAATTTAAATTCTTTGCCTACAGATTATCCTGATATATCAGGTTTAACAGATACAAGAGCTAGGAAAATGTTTTATAATTTACCAGCCCTTACTAGCTGTGATTTATCTAATTGGCAAAATACAGGAAACTTTTCAGGGGATGCTTTAGGCATGCTTTACGGTTTTCTTGACTGTACTAATATTAACCTTACAGGATGGGATACTAGTAATATGACTAATACCCAAGATTTTATGGCTCATTGTGGTAGAACTGCGGGTGGATGCACAGTAACAGCACCTAATTTAGATTTTAGTGGGACTAATACTCTTTATAGAATGTTTTATAGAGCTTGTGTTAAAGCTAATTCAGATGTAAGTAATTGGACATTAAACGCTTCAGGAGTTAGTTTGGCAAGATTCTTCTATGAATCAGGTGCATTTAGTTCACCAACATTTGCTGGAGTAACTGAGTTAGATATGTCTACTTGGAATAATACTTCAGGAATTAATAACATGCAATATTATGCATACAACTCTAGTGCTTTAAAAAATATTAATGTAACAAATTGGGATACATCTAATGTTACTGACATGTATAGAGCATTTTATGGTTGTCTACATATTCAAGAAATAGCAGGATTAAGCACAATAGATATTTCAAGTGTTACTGATGCAAGGGAAATGTTCTTTAATACAAGAAAACTTAAATTTGATAACCATAATTTTGGTCCAAGTTGGAATAATTGGGCAGCATGTACAACTACTTTTGCCAAATTCTTTTATAGGAATGGATACAGTCTTGCAGCTGTAGATGCAGGACCTCCTCCTACAGTATCAGCTTGGTCTATGCCTAGTGCTACAGGAAACATACAGGAATTATTTAGGGAAGCACAATATGCTTCAGGAAGTACTATTACTTTAAACTGGAACTATCCTGCTTGTACAAGTTTTCTTCTTGCTTTCTTTATAACAAAAGGTGTTAGTGCAATAAATATTAACATGACTACTACAAATGCATTAACTAGTCTTAAAGATTCATTTAAACAGGCATCTAGCTTATCAAGTATTATTTTTGGTTCCAACATGGATTTTAGTGGAGTTACTGATATGTCAAGTGCATTCTTCCAAATATCTACTACTCCTACTACTCTTACTTTTGATGCATCTGCAGACTTTGGAGCATTAACAACTATAGGAAGTTTAGTAGGAAGTGGATCAACAAGAAAAATGACAACAGCAAGTTATGATGCTCTTTTAGTTAGGCTTGAGGCAACAAATAGTAATACTGTTACTTTAAATGTTAATGCTTCTCAATATACTGCAGGAAGTGCAGCAGATACTGCAAGAACAGCATTAATAGCAGATCATAGTTGGACAATATCAGATGGAGGATCAGTATAACATAAAAAGATATGGCACAGTTTAGTATAAATGAAATAACAAAAAATAATCCTAATAGATGGTTCTATGTAATGAATGGTCAAGGAGAAGCCGGTCTTGTAGTATTTGGATATGCTGGTGATCAAGGAATTACACAAGTTGTAACTGGTCAACCTACTATAAGTGCTTTTTTAACTGAAGATGAGTTAGAATTATTTGTAAATGAAGATGTAGGTATTGCAGATTACTATAAAGATGCAGTAGAATCTGAAAATAGTAAATTCCAAGGTCCTTCTGAAAAGTATGATCCTACTCCACCTGAGTAGAAGAAATTAAAAAAAGAAATATGAAAATAAAAGCACATGCTGCTAATATCCATGAGATTAAACTTGAGGGTACACATGCAAGGATTGCCATGTTGTCAGATATACATTGGGATAACCCAAAGTGTGACTGGGAGACATTAAAAAGAGATTTAGATTACTGTGTAAAGGAGTCTATTCCTATTATGATAAATGGTGATATGTTTTGCTTGATGCAGGGAAGAGGAGATAATAGAAAAAACAAATCTGATATAAGACCAGAACATAATAATGCAAAATATTTAGATAGTATTGTGGAAACTGCTGTTGAATGGTGGTCACCATACTCTCATTTACTTACAGTAATAGGATATGGTAATCATGAAACAGCTATTATTAAATGGCAAGAAACGGATATACTTACTAGATTTGTTAAAATGCTAAATCATGAAAATAATACTAATGTACAAGTAGGTGGCTATGGAGGTTGGATACTTGTGAATCAAATTCTTAGAGGTACCACAAAAGAAAAAGGTGGTGTAATAAGAACTATGAAGATAAGATACTTTCACGGATCTGGTGGAGGAGGTATTGTAACTAAAGGGGCCTTGAATCTTACTAGAGCTTTAGAAATGTATGAAGACTTTGATGTGTTTACTATGGGTCATATACATGAGAATGCAGCTAGAAATGATGTAAGGGATAAACTGCTACAAGGCAGAGATAGTTATAGACAAGAGCAAAGACAAATTCATATGATGCTTACAGGTACATATAAAGAAGAATATGGTGATGGATCTAAAGGTTGGCATGTTGAAAGAGGTGCCCCAATTAAACCTGTAGGAGGAAGAATCTTAAATATTAGATATAGAAGATCTACAAAAGGAGGCAATGATATCTATCATAGAGGTATTGACTCACATAAGTTCCCTGTGTAAATTTTCATAATTTAAATAATTTTCGTATATTATAATAAGTGTTATTTATGTATAAAATATTAAAGAATGGAAATTTCAAGTATGCAGGTGGGTTTTGATGCTCTGCTATCAATCCTATCAGCCTTAGTGGGAGCATTAACAGTTTGGTTTACATTAAAAAATAAAGTAGCAATACAACAAATGGTTTTAAATAATTTAAGTAAAGATGTTGGTGTGGTTCATAAAAGAATAGATGATGTAAAAGATAAGGTTGAAGTAAACAGAGAAAAGCAAGAAAAATCTATAGCTGACTTAAGAGATGATATGGCTAAAATGAAGATAGAAATTATTGAGGCTATTCATGCAATTAAAACTAAATGATAAAAAAGTTCTTTGTAGTATTACTGCTAGTATTAGTTGCTTGCAGTCCAAAAGCTAGATTTACCAGATTGGTAGAAAAGCACCCTTATTTACTTACTATAGATAGTGTAGAAGTAATAGATACTGTAAAATTTACTATAGAAAAAGTAGAGCATGATACAGTATTTACTCAACATTTTTGGACTGAGATTAGAAAGGATACTTTAATAATTGAAAAAGAAAGATTAAGAATTGAAATATTTCATGATACTATACATGATTCTGTATATGTTAGTGGTAAATGCGATACCATAACAGTAGAAAAAATAATAGAAAAGAAAATTCCTGTAAAGTATTATGAAAAGACACCTAAATGGAAACAACTTATAAATAAAGGAATTTATTTATCATTAATATTAATAATTCTATATGGTATATATAGACTATGTAGATTTTTAAAAACTAAATTATGAAAACATTTTTTAAAGAATTATTAAGTGATGAAACAGGACATTATTCATCTAAAAGATTAGGAGGATTATTATGTGTACTAGCACTAGTAACATCTCTAATAGCAAATACATTTACTCATGGTGATATTAAACCAGCCGAGTATTTGGTAGATGCAGTAGCATTATTTGCATTTGGCTCTTTAGGTTTAACATCTATTGACAAATTAACTAAAATTAGAAAAAGAAAATAACATGGGGTAATATCATTAGGAACAATATGCTTTGTATTTTTACTAATGTACATTTTACCTACATTAATTAGATGGTTATGGAGAAAATTATAACTTGTCCAAATTGTAATGCACAATTTGACTTATCAATCAAATCTTCCGGATCTCAAGAATCAAAATATCTTTGGTTATTTGATAATGGTCACGGAGGTATTATAGATGGTGTTTATCAAACTTCTGGTAAAAGATCTCCAGTATGGGATGATGGATCTATTTTATATGAAGGAGAATTTAATAGAGCTATAGTAAATAGATTAGTAAAGCTTTGTAAAGAGAATAATATTGATTACGTTAACCTTGTAGATACTCAAGAGGATGTAAGTTTGGGAGACAGAGTAAGATCAGCTAACAGTATAGCCAAATCCTCAGATAAAAAGTGTATATATGTAAGCATACACGCTAATGGTTTTGATAAAGAGTCTGCTAATGGATGGTCAGTATATACTTCTCCAGGTAAAACTAAATCAGATGATATTGCTACAATATTATTTGAAAAATCTATGAGAGAATTTAAAGGTGAGTATATGAGAAAAGATACTACTGATGGAGATCCTGATAAAGAATCAAACTTTTATGTATTAGTAAATACATCTATGCCAGCTATATTAAGTGAAAACTTTTTTATGACTAACTATGATAACTGTCATAAATACCTTTTACCTGAAGAAGGTAGAGATAGAGTAGCTAAAATACACTTTGAAATGATTCAACAAGTAGAAGCTGAAGGTACAGTGTAAAAATATTTCTTGTTCATAATAAATGAAAGAACCTAGATTTAATTATCTAGGTTTTTTATTTAAACTTCTGTAGTTTAAACTTTATTTGTATATTTGGGTAAATTTAAAAACAAACCAATGGAAAATCCAGAAAATTTATCACCTGAAGAACTTGCGCAAAGAAAAGAAGAAATGCTAACTTTTTATAAGGAATCAATGCCTTATCTTGATGCACAATTAAATTATGAAACAAAGCTTGCTGAAATTGATGAAATGAGATTTAAAAGAACTCAAATTCAAATGCAATATGCTATGATGATGAATCCATCAGAAGAAGACTCAATGCCTGAACCAGAGGCTAAACCAAAAACGAGTAAAAAGAGAACTTTGAAAAAACAAGAAGTATAATGGCTGTTGTTAAACAAGTTCAAAAAAAAGTAGTAATGTCAAAAAAAGACATTATTAAGTTTCAATTGATTACTCACTGTTATCTTAACAAAATAACGGTGAGTAACTCAGATCTTGAATGTTTAACATTACTTAGTCTTTTAGGTCCATTAGAGTTAACTCATTTTTGTTATGATGCTGCTGAAGAGCATAAGATTTTTAAATCTCAACAAACTGTAAGAAATTGTATTAATAAATGCATTAAATCTAACCTTATTCTTAAAGATTCTAAAAATAAGAAATTGATTAAACTTAATGAAAAGTTAAATATAGAAACTTTAGGTACAGTAATGTTAGATTTTAAATTTCTTGCTAAATGAAACCTAAAAAATCAAAAGATTTATATCAAGAAATAGCAGAAACTAAAGATATATCAAAAGCTTTAGTGGAAACAGCAGTAGAGTTTTACTATAGAAATGTTAGAACATTATTGAGTGAACTTTACCATCCTAGAATAAATGTAACAGGACTTGGTATTTTTACAGCTAAAAAAAGATCAGTAAACAGAGCTATACCGAGATGCAAAAAGTATTTAAAAAATCATGATACATCTACTTACTCAGCTTATTATAATAAAAAAATGCTAGAAGAAAAACTAGAGTATCTATGTTCAATAAAAGAACAGATTGAAACTGAAAAGAAAAGAAAAGAAGAATTTTTAAAAAGAAAAAATGAATCTAAAAAAAATATGGAAAAATAGAAAACAGATTTATGAAGGAATTAAAAACTCAGTAATGAGAGATGACTTTGTAGAAAAAGTATCTATGAAAAGAATGGCTATCTGCAAAGAGTGTTTAGAAATAGATTTAAAAGGTTCTAAGTGTGAAGTTCCTGGTACACAACCTTGCTGTGGTAATTGCGGATGCTCGCTTGCATTTAAAACAAGAGCTTTATCATCGCACTGTCCAATAGGAGAGTGGCCTGCATTAATGACATTAGAAGAAGAAGATAAATTAGGAGAATTATGAGTATAGTATTTACAGAAAAAGACCATAGCTATAAGTCTACAAATAAAGATGGTTTTATTGATTGGATTAGTGTAACAACATTAACATCTTATTTTAAAGAACCTTTTGATGCAAAAAAAGTAGCACAAAAAGTTTGTAAAAGAAAAAACTCAAAATGGTTTGGTATGAAACCAAAGCAGATACAAGAGGTTTGGAAAAAAGAATCTGAAAGAGCTATGAGTTTAGGAACGTTTTATCATAATCAAAGAGAAGATGATTTGTGCTCTTTGGCTTCAATTGAACGAGAAGGTTTAACAGTTCCTGTATTTGCACCTATAATAAAATCTGAAGGTGTTAAACTTGCGCCAAATCAAAAACTAGATCCAGGTGTTTATCCAGAACACATGGTTTATTTAAAGTCAGCGGGTATATGTGGTCAATCAGATTTAGTAGAAGTTGTAAACGGAAAGGTTTCTATAATAGACTATAAAACAAATAAAGAAATTAAAATGCAATCCTGGAAAGATTGGGAGGGTATTTCACAAAAAATGAAGTTTCCTGTATCTCATTTAGATGATTGTAATTTTAATCATTATGCTTTACAACTCAGCATTTATATGTATATTATATTAAAACACAATCCTAAACTTAGACCTGGTAATATGTTTATTTATCATGTTCAATTTGAGGAAGAAGGAAAAGATGAGTATGGTTATCCTATTCATAAATATACAGATAAAGGTGACCCTGTTGTAAAAGAAGTAGTACAAATACCTGTGCCATATTTAAAAGATGAGGTTATCTCTATAATACACTATTTAAAAGATAATACGTCTAAATTTAAAAAGAAATGATTGCAAAACTGTTTGATATACAAAATGGCAAAGTTGTGCCAACAGAACACTGTTATACATTAAAGTCTCTTAAAGATATAATGAATAACTATCCCGATGACCACCTTAAAATTTATCAGTATCTTTTTTATATGACTTGTCCTAATCCTGACATGAATCCATTCTTTCATACTCCTGAGCATGAAAAAGAAGAAGTTATAATGAAGGAAGTGGATGGTGAGTTTTCTACAGAAGATGATGATATATACTTAGCATTAAAATTTTGTGAAAAGATGTATGAAACGCCAACATCTAGAGCATATAAAGGTATTGCCGCTATGTTAGATAGATTAGGCAGGTACATGCAAACTACACCAATTGAACATGGTAGAGATGGTAATATAAATTCTTTAGTTAATGCTGCAGCTAAATATCAACAAATTAGAGAATCGTTTAAAGGTGCATATAAGGATCTTCAAGAAGAACAGCAAAGTAATGTAAGGGGAGGAATAGGACTAGGATATGACCAATGATACAGAGATATATCAGGATATTCCTACATGGGACAATGGTACATGGACCAGTACAGACTTTGACAGTAGAGAAGACTTTGCTACTTATGTAAGAGATTTATTTAAAGAACCTGGTCAGTATGACTTTGATAAAACTTCTGCAGAATTTAATGCAGAAGCTAGTAGATTTAACAAACAAGGATTTTATTGTGCAGCTCCATTTAAATCAAGAGATTTTATTAATTACTGGGAAAGTGAAAAAAAGAAATGTAGAAAAGGAGTAATATTTAAAACAAAAGATAAAACTTGGTACATAGCTAGAGACTATTATATGTGGCTAAACTTTTTACCAATCTTTAATAAAGAAATACAAAGATTTGGATTTGCTGATATTAGAGATGCTCAATATCACATGGCATTATATGAAGTACTAGCAGAGTTAAATTATAAACATGTTGCTATATTAAAGAAACGTCAGATAGCTTCTTCTTATTATCATATGGCAAAGCTTATAAATCAGCAATGGTTTGAATCGGGGGTAACATTAAAAATAGGCGCTAGTCTTAAAGATTACATCAATGAGAAAGGATCTTGGAAGTTCTTAGATGAGTATGCTGCATTCTTAAATGAACATACTGCATGGTATAGACCAATGAATCCTAGTAAGGTAATGATGTGGCAACAAAAGATTGAAGTTAGGAAAGGTAACAGAAAAACAGAAGTAGGGCTTAAAGGAACTATACAAGGCATGTCATTTGAGAAAGATCCAACAAATGGTGTAGGGGGTCCAGTTAAATACTTCTTTCATGAGGAGGCAGGAATTGCACCTAAGATGGATAAGACATATGAGTATATGAGACCAGCAATGAGATCAGGGCTTACTACTACTGGATTATTTATAGCAGCAGGATCTGTGGGTGATTTGTCACAATGTAATCCACTTAAGGATATGATACTTAATCCAACTTCTAAAGATGTTTATGCTGTAGAAACTAATTTGATTGATCATAAAGGTACTGAAGGTATGTCAGGTTTATTTATTCCTGAACAATGGTCAATGCCTCCGCACATAGATGAGTATGGTAATTCTAAAGTAGAAGAAGCTACTGCAGCTTTACAAAAACAATTTGATGATTGGAAAAGAGATCTAGCTCCAGAAGATTATCAATTGAGAATATCTCAGCATCCAAGAAATATTAAAGAAGCGTTTGATAATAGATCTGTTTCTGTATTTCCTACACATCTTCTTTCTGCACAAGCAAGAAGAATAGAAGAAAAAGAATATGGCTATGAGTTTCTAGATATATCTGCAGATGCTAATGGTAAACCTAGCGTTGTAAAAAGTAACAAACAACCTATAAAAGATTTTCCTGTAAATAAAAAGACTGAAGACAAAACAGGCTGTTTGGTGGTATGGGAAAGACCAAATAAAGAAAAACCAGACTTTGGAACCTACTATGCTTCTATTGACCCTGTAGCTGAAGGTAAAACTACAACATCTGATTCACTATGTTCTATATATGTAATGAAAAACTCTATAGAGGTTACTAAAGTAACCGGTACTGAAACAGAAACTTATATTGAACAAAGTAAGATTGTAGCTGCTTGGTGCGGAAGGTTTGATGACATAAAGCAAACACACCAAAGATTAGAGCTTATAATAGAATGGTATAATGCGTGGACAGTAATAGAGAATAACATATCATTATTTATTAACTACATGATAAGCAGAAAGAAGCAAAAGTATCTTGTACCTAAAAGTCAAATAATGTTTTTAAAAGACTTAGGTGCTAATAAGAATGTATTCCAAGAATATGGATGGAAAAATACAGGAACATTATTTAAGTCACACTTGTTAAGTTATGGGATAGAGTTTGTAAGAGAAGAGCTTGATCAAGAAACAGCAGAAGATGGAACTGTTCTCAAAACAACTTATGGAATAGAAAGAATTCCAGATCCAATGCTTATAAAAGAAATGCAAGAATATGCAGACGGAGTCAATGTGGATAGATTAGTATCATTTGTAGCACTTGTATCTTTTATGAGAATACAAGAATCTAATAGAGGTTACACTAAGCAAATCATAAGAGATGATGCAGCCAAAAAGTTGCAAAAGTCAGAAAATTTGTTTAAATTAAATAGTAGTCCGTTCAGACATATGGGTAGAAAAAGAAAGAAAATAAATGGCAAATCTATAAAAAGATCTGCCTTTAAAAATATTAAATAAAAACTATGCAGGTATATAATGCACTTCAATTAAAAAAAGGAGCAAAGGTTGAAAGAAATAGAATGGGTGCTATTACTCAACCTCTTCAGTTCTTACCCAATAAGAAAAAAAATGAAGAATGGGCTGCTTGGAATTTAGATTGGTTAGAGTGGGAAGGTCTTAAACAAATCCGAAGAAACTCTAGAAGACTAATGAAAAATTATAAACTTGCAAAAGGTATAATTGATAAATCGGATTATATTGTAGAAGAAGATAATGAGTATGCAGACATAGTAGATATGATAGCAAACAGAGATGAAGATGCTGCATTAGAACTTAAATTCTATCCTATTATACCCAATGTAATAAATGTATTGACTGCAGAGTTTGCAAAAAGATCTACTAAACTTACCTATAGAGCTGTTGATGAGCATTCTTATAATGAGCTCATGGAAGAAAAAAGAAAGATGGTAGAAGAAACTTTGATGTCTGATGCAGAAGAAAAAATTATTGCTGCGTTAATTGAACAAGGTTTAGACCCACAATCTGAAGAAGCTCAAAAACAACTTAATCCTGAAAATATTAAAACTTTACCTGAGATAGAATCTTTTTTTAAGAAAGATTATAGATCTATGTTAGAACAGTGGGCAACACATCAGCATAGTGTGGACGCAGAAAGATATAGAATGGATGAGTTAGAAGAAAGAGCTTTCAGAGATATGCTTATTACAGATAGAGAGTTCTGGCATATGAGAATGATGGAGGATGACTATGATGTAGAACTTTGGAATCCTGTATTAACATTTTATCATAAATCGCCTCAAGCAAGATATATTTCTCAATCTAACTGGGTTGGTAAAACTGATATGTTAACTCCATCTGATGTAATAGATCAGTATGGGTATTTAATGTCAGAAAAGCAATTAGCATCTTTAGAAGCAGCTTATCCTATTCAATCAGCAACTTATGCAATGGGAGGTTACCAGAATGATGGAACTTTTTATGATGCAAGCAGATCGCATAAGTGGAATACAGAAATGCCTTCATTAGCAATGAGACAGTATACTACAGCTTTAGCTAATGATCAAACAACTAACGGAGATATAGTAAATCAAATCTTATCAGAAGGAGAAGGTTACAATAATAATATCTATAATCAAAATAATTTAATTAGAGTTACAACTGCTTACTGGAAGTCTCAAAGAAAACTTGGTCATCTTACAAAGATAGATGAAGTAGGAAATGTGTTTACAGATATAGTAACAGAGGATTACAAAGTAATGGATAAACCTCTTTATGATAATAGATTGTTTAAAAATAAAAATAAAGACAATTTACTTTTTGGTGAACATATTGAGTGGATATGGATTAATCAAGTTTGGGGTGGTGTAAAAATAGGACCAAATATTCCAAGTTATTATGGTATGGATATTAATAATGGCTTTACTCCTATTTATGTAGGAATAGATAAAAAGACTCCTGGCCCACTTAAGTTTCAATTTAAAGGTGATGATAATTTATACGGTTGTAAGCTCCCTGTAGAAGGAGCTGTATTCTCAGATAGAAATACTAAGTCAACATCATTAATTGACTTAATGAAACCTTTTCAAATTGGATATAACTTAGTAAATAATCAAATAGCAGATATACTGGTAGATGAATTAGGTACAGTCATAATGCTTGATCAAAACACACTTCCTAAACATTCATTAGGAGAAGATTGGGGTAAAGGTAATCTAGCAAAAGCTTATGTAGCTATGAAGGATTTCCAAATGTTACCTTTAGATACTTCTATTACAAATACGGAGAATGCATTAAACTTCCAGCATTTTCAAAAGCTTGACTTAGAACAGACTAATAGACTTATGTCTAGAATTCAGTTATCTAATTACTTTAAGCAACAAGCTTATGAAACAATTGGAGTTAACCCGCAAAGAATGGGACAACAGTTATCTCAAATGACTGCAACAGGAGTAGAGCAAGCCGCTAATGCATCATATGCGCAAACTGAAATGTATTTTATTCAACATTCTGATTACTTAATGCCAAGAGTACATCAAATGAGAACAGATCTTGCCCAGTATTATCATAGCAATAATCCTTCAAAAAGACTTACATATCTTACAAATAAAGAAGAAAAAGTAAACTTTGAAATAGAAGGTACAGAAATGTTATTAAGAGAGCTAAATATCTTTTGCACAACTACCGCTAATCACAGAGCTGTATTAGAACAATTAAAACAGTTAGCTATGAATAATAATACTACAGGTGCTAGCATTTATGACTTAGGTCAAATCATTCAATCTGATTCCGTAGCTGAACTATCTCATGTATTAAAAGATAGTCAGGATAAACAAGAGAAACAAAAACAAGAGGAAATGCAACAGGCGCAGCAAATGCAGCAACAGCAAACTCAAGCTCAACAACAGATGCAACAAACTAAGCTTGATGCTGAAGCAGCAGAGGCAGAAAAAGAAAGACAAAAAGATATTCTTATTGCAGAAATTAGAGCTGCTGGTTATGGTTCTATGGTAGATATAGACAAAAATCAAATGAATGACTATAGAGATGCTATGTCAGAGATTAGAAAAAGTGAACAATATACTCAACAAACTAATATACAAAGACAAAAGCTTAGTGATGATATGGTTAAGCATTCTCAAAAAATGAGCATTGAAGAACAAAGAATTCAAGCTCAAAGAGAAGTAGCTGATAAACAATTGCAAATAGCTAGAGAGAATAAAAACAAGTATGATGTCAAAACTCCTAAAAAGAATAAGAAGTAATGGATGCCTTTGAAATATTAACACAATATGGGGTACTTGGTATCTGGGTTTTATATGCTATTACTAGAGAAAGATGGCTTCTTAGAAAAATTGAAGAAATATCCGAAAGATCTACAAGAGAAAGAGAGACATGGCATAAGGAAAGAGAACAATTTTTAACACAATGTCATGCTGAAAGAGAAAACTTTATAAAAGAGGTTTCATTAGTAAGATCTGAAGAAAGAGAATTTTACATAAAACAGCTTGAAAAAATATTTAAAAAACTAAAATAGCTATATAATGGGAAAAAAATGTATAAATTTTTACCGTAATTTTAAATTTTTAAGATTTATTTTAGTATATTAAAGTAATAACCAACAAAAACTAACAAATGGCAGAAGAATTAAATGAGGAAACTCAAGTACAAGACTCTACAACGGTAGAGGAAGTAGATGTAAACCTTGATGAGATTTTTGGTCAACCAGGCGCTGAGAGTATAATGTTACCAGCAGAAGAAGTTGAACCGGAACCACAAGAAAAAAAGTCAAACATCTTCTCTAAACCAGAAGAACTTGACACAACGTTCATTGACAAGACTGAAACTACAACTGAAGAAGTAGGTGCAGAGACAGAGCAACCAGCAACGCCTGAACAAAAAAAGGAACTGGTTGATGAAGCACTAGCTGAACTAGATGATGCAATTACTGAAGAGGAAGTAGGAGAAACTAAACCAGGTAGACGTAAAACTGATAAAAGTGGTCTAGTTGATTTAGCTCATAAAATGATTGAAGAGGGTACTCTTTTTGGCTTTGATGATGATAAGCCTATTGAAGAATACACTACTAAAGATTTTAGAGAACTGTTTGAAGCTAACTTTCAAGAAAGAGAAGCTCAAATTAGAGAAAATACTCCAAAAGAATTTTTTAATTCATTGCCTTCTGAACTTCAAGTAGCTGCTAAATATGTTGCAGATGGTGGTACAGACATGAAAGGATTGTTTAGAACTTTATCACATGTTGAAGAAGTTATACAACTAGATCCAGAAAATGAAAATCATCAAGCAGAGATTGCAAGACAATATCTTACAGCAACTAATTTTGGTACAGCAGAAGAAATAGAAGCAGAAATACAAGATTGGGCAGATATTGAGAGGCTAGAGAAAAAAGCTAAACAGTTTAAACCAAAGCTTGATAAAATGCAAGAGAAGATGGTTGCTAATAAGTTAGCTGAACAAGAGCAAAAGAAAGTTCAACAAGAACAAGCTGCTGCACAGTATATGGATAATGTATATACTACACTTTCACAAGGCAAATTAGGAGACATTAAATTAGATAGAAAGCTACAAAATCATTTATACTCTGGATTAGTACAACCTAATTATCCTTCTATATCAGGAAAGCCTACAAATTTATTAGGGCATCTTCTTGAAAAATATCAGTTTGTAGAACCAAGACATGACCTTATTGCAGAAGCACTTTGGTTACTTTCAGATCCAGACGGATATAAAAACAAAGTTAAAAGTCTTGGTAGTCAAGAAGCTGTTGCAGATACAGTAAGAAAACTGAAAACTGCACAGTCTAAGAAAATTAGTTCTTCATCTCAAGCACAAGCTTCTGGCAATGCTAAGAGAAAAGGGACAACAAGAAAACAACCAACAGTACAAAGAAAGAACAATATGTTCAAAAGATTTTAAATTAGTAAACAATAAAAACAAATAATAAATGGCAACTCCAGTTTTAAACAATGGTATCTTTCTACGGGATACAGCGTACAGCGCAAGTTCACACGTAGACTCTTACCACCTGGTTAACATGTTGAAGGATGCAGAACCAATGGATTTAGGTCCAGTGGACTTATGGGCAATGTCTCAGAAAGTTGAAATGCCTCTTTATCAAATGTCTAGCTTTGGTGGCAAAAATGTAATTGAAGTAGATAATGCTCGTGGAGAGTATAAGTGGCAAACACCTGTGTCAAGAGATCTTCCTTATATAATTGAGGATATTGATCCAACTTTGGCAAATACTAGAGGTGCTGATGGTACTACTTTCCGTATCAAGATGAGCTGCAGAGAATTTGGACATGGTGATATCATCACTTATGACAAATACAATGGAGCTGAACTTTACATTACTGATGAGGATATTCTTCCTACAGGTGATGGGTTTATCTACACAGTTCAGATGGTTAATAATAATAACTCTGCAACTTTTGATTCTGCATTTTTAGCAAATGGAACTAAATACTTTAGAAAAGGTTCTGCTAGAGGTGAGTATGGTGAAAGATTTTCTGACATCACAACAGGAACAGGTTTCCGTGAATTCTACAACTATGTAGGAGGAGCAGAAGCTCACGTTCACTACTCAGTTTCTTCTAGAGCTGATCTTATGATCAAAGGTGGAATGAATGCTGATGGTACTATTCCTGTAACTGAGATCTGGAGATCTTCAGGAGATAGCATGGATAGTTCTATAACTTCATTAGAAGATATGGTATCAAAAATGGGTAAAGATGGTGTAAAGAAAGCATTTGATAATGGTGATCTTTCTAGATCTTTCCTTACTAACATGGAAGCTGCTCACTTAACTAAGGTATCAAATGATATTGAGTCTTACCTAATGTGGGGACAAGGTGGTAGAGTTAGACAAGACGGACCAGATGATTTAAGATTATCTGTAGGTCTTTGGCAACAACTTGATAACTCTTTCAAAAGAGTATACAATAAGAATAACTTTAACCTTGACTTATTCCGTTCTGAGATTTATAACTTCTTTAATGGAAAAGTTGAATTCCAAGGTCCAGATCCAAGTAGACAATTGATTGTACAAACTGGTATGGGTGGAATGAGAATGGTTAATGAAGCTATCAAACGTGAAGCTGTAGCATCAGGTCTTGTAATTCAAGCTGCTGATATAGGTGCAATCACTGGTCAAGGAATGGATCTTAACTTTGGTTTTGCTTACACTTCTTATGTGATTCCTTTCTTAGCTAACGTTAAGTTTGTACTTAACCCAGCATTTGATAATGTTAATACTAATGATATTGAGAACCCAATTATTGATGGATTCCCATTATCTTCTTATTCATTCATTATCTTTGACATCACTGATAATACTAACGATAACATCTTCTTATTGAAGTTATCTTGGGATAATCAACTTAAGTGGTGGTATCAAAATGGTACAATGGACTACATGGGACGTAGCCAAGGATTCCAGTCTTCTGGTCAATTCAATGGATACAGAGTAATGATGTCTCAAACAATGCCAGCTGTATGGGTAAAAGACCCAACTAAGGTATTGAAGATTGTTATGAGAAACCCAGTTACTGGAGGATCATTCTAATCTAACAATAGATTCTTATAAAAGGGGGAGGGCTATTCCTCTCCCTTTTTTTTTAATAACCAACAAAATAATAACCAACAAAAATAAAAACCAATGGCAAAAGAACAATTTACAATGGTGGAAACACCATCAGCTAGTAGAGAATCAAAGATTACTATTAGACCCTATTTTGATGCAAGATCAGAAAATATGGGATTAGAAAATTATGGATTAAGTTTATTTGATGGAATAAAACATCAAGAACAATTAGCATGTCTAGAGATTAATGGAATTAATAGATATCTAACAGGTCTTAATGAGTTTGCTCCAGAAGTCAAAAAACTTTCCAAAGAAGCTAGAGAAGCTAAGGTAAGACAGATTAGAGAATCTGTTGCAGATCTAGAAGCAGAATTAGCTTCTAACATACTTGATCCAGAAGACAAAGATTTTTGGAATAAAGTAAAATTATTAAAACCAGATAACAATGAATTCTGGAATAAGATAGACATAAGTGTAGGAAATGAACCTTTGTTTTTAAATATGTCTGATCCTTATGATAGAATTAAATTGCATGCTATTGAGGCAGGTGGGTTTTCTTTAATTGCAAAAAGTTATGAAGATGCAAAAGCAAAACCTAGACCACCTAAGTTTTATTTAGATAAAGATGCAGAAACTGTATCTAGTAGAACTGAATATAAGAAGCTTAGAAATAAAGCACTATCTGAGCTACAAAAGTTGTTTGATAAGAATAGTACTAAATTATTCTATGTAGCAAAAGTTGTAGATGCAAGTAGTACACAATATAAAAAGTCTACTCCACTGGATATTTTATATGAAAATATGGATACATATATTCACGGAGATGGAGCTGAAAGCAATATGGAAAGAGCGGTTAATACTTTCTTAGATGTAGTAAATTCAGACATGGAATCATTAAAAATTAGAAGTATTGTTAAAGATTCCAGCTTTTTTAAGTATATTATTACTAAGAGCGATGGACATATCTATCACAACAAGAAGAATGTCATGTTGGGAAGAAATGTTTCTGATACAGTTGAATTCTTAAAGAATCCTCTTAATGAAGATGTCTTAGATGATTTAACTAAAGAGTGTGAAAATTATTGGAAAAGTTAAATTTAAAAAATAAAAGTTATGCCAGGATATAGAAAAAAAATGATGTATGGAACAGGTGGTGCTAGTATGAAAGCTTATAAAAAAGGTGGAGTAAAGAAAATGAAAAAAAAGCTACCTAAAGCTCAACCAGGAAGACAAACAGGAAAAGCTATTCAAAATTTTTATAGCAAAGCTGATGCATTCTTAGATAATATGTTTCCAGGCCGTCAAGCAAGACAAGACATGAGAGGAGAAGCAAAAGCTTATAGACAAGCTGCTAGATTAGACAGAAAGAAAGGTAGAGTAGATGCTAGAATGCAAAAATTCTATAATAGAAAGTTTAAAGATCTAGAACCAAAAGACCAACCGTTTAATCCTCCACCAATTCCTCTTGGGCCACAGGAACCAAGCCCGGAACCAGAGTACTATACAAATATGAAAAAGGGTGGTAAATATGGACATGGTGGTCAATGGACAAGAAACCCAAAAGGTAGTAGAAGATGTATGTAAAATTATAAGATATGGCACTAAAAGGAAACCAGTATAAACTGGACAAAAACAAAAATGGAAAGATTGATGCTCAAGATTTCAAAATGATGAAAAAAATGAAATATGGTGGAGGCTGCGGTTGTGGTAAAACAATGCCTAAGTATTCTAATAATCCCAGAACTATTCAAGGAAGAACGCTTAGAACTGGTGGAGTAGCTACACCTATGAAACAGTATAGAGTAAAATGATTAAATTTACTAACACTATGACTAAAAAAGAAATGCGTGAGTTTGAAGTAGCTTCAGCAATGAGTACTTTACAAAGAGCTCAAGATATCCAAAAGGATACTAAATTAATGGCTGATATTAGAAAAGCTGCTATGGCTGAAGTTAAAAAACTACAGACTATAGCTGGTAAATCATCTGCTGCACCTAAGAAAACTTTACCTAGAAAGAAAACCCTTAAAAGAAAATAAGATGCCTGGTTACGGAAGAATTAATACTGATGGTGAAATTTTAGAATATTTCAGAAAAGGAGGATCTAAGAAAAAAAAGTCTAAGAAAGATGCTTGCTATCATAAAGCTAAGGCTAAGTATAGAGTATTTCCATCTGCTTATGCAAGTGGATATATTGCTAAATGTAGAAAACGTAGAGGTAAGATAGGATAATGGCAGTAAGAAAAACAGCTAAGGGTCTTGCACTGAAAAGGTGGTTTAAAGAAAAGTGGAAGGATGAGAAAGGAAATCCTTGCGGCTCTTCTAAGAATAAGAAAACTAAGAAGTGTAGACCTAGTAAAAAAATTTCTAAAAAGACTCCTAGAACCTGGGGTTCTATGTCTAAGTCACAAAAGACAAAAGCTGTTGCAGAAAAGAAAAGAGTTGGCATGGGTAGAAGAACCAGTGCTATAAGAAAAAGAAAAACAACTAAAAAAAAGAAATAATGGCATATGCAAAAGTAATGACTAAAGATGCTACTAAAATGGCTAAAATGAAAAAAGGTGGAGCTAAGAAAAGCACTGCTAAGAAGAAGTTTAAAGCTCACATGATGTATTCAAAATCAGGTAAAGCTGTTAGGGCTGGTACAATGAAAAAGCATCTTGAATTAAAAGCTAAAGGATATAATCACGATAAGCGTAGACTTAAAAAGAAAAAGTAATGGCAACTAAAAAAAGTAGTAAGAAAAAAGGAGCTATGAAAGGCTGTACAATCAAGAATGGTTGTAAGTCTAAGAAAGGTGGTCTTACTGCTAAAGGCCGTAAAATGATTAATAGAAAGACTGGCTCTAATCTTAAAGCACCTCAACCAGGTGGTGGAGCTAGAAAGAAAAGTTATTGTGCAAGATCTCTTGGTCAAATGAAAAAGTTTCCTAAAGCTGCTAAAGATCCAAACAGCCGTTTGAGAAAAGCTAGGAGAAGATGGAAATGCTGATCATTTTTTTGTATATTACTATATGAATAAAACTTTTAAAGAACCAGAAGAAGAAAATGATCAAATTTTTATCTACTGGGAATATTAAAAATGGCACAAAAGAAGAAGTTAAATATCAAGAAGGCAATCAAAAAGCCAGGTTCTCTTACAGCTACTGCTAAAAGACAAGGTGGTTATGATAAAAAGAATAAGAGAATTAAAAAATCTTGGCTTAGAGAAAAAGCTAAGGGTAAAGGTAAGACTGCTCAACGTGCTAGATTTGCAATTACATTAGGTAAACTAAGAAAGAAAAAGAAATAATGTTAAATAGCGCAATAGTCATAAAATTAAAACAAAGAGTTAACAAGCTTGATAGTCAAGACTATGATAATATAGAATGTTGGCAAGCTGTTGAGGCTTTTAATAAAGCACAAGTAGAATGGTGCAGAAGACAATTGCATGGTCTTAATATTGTTAAAGAAGGTGATGAACAATCTACTAGAAGAAAAGATGATCTTCAGGTATTACTTTCTGATAATCAACTTTCATTGACTGATAAGAAAGATCATTTCCGAGGATCTATTCCTGAAAACTATTTACAGTTTAAAAGAGTAGATGTATTTGCATGTCAGGATTGTTGTAAAGATAGAAGAATGACGGTATATCTTGCAGAGGAAGGTAATTTAAATCAATTGTTAAGAGATAAATCTAAGCAACCTTCATTTGAATGGGGAGAAACTTTTATTACATTAATTGATAATCAAATTCATATTTACACTAATGATGAATTTGAAATATCACAAGCAGACTTAGTCTATTATAGACAACCTAGAAAAATTCAAATACAAGGTTGTGTAGATCCTTATACTAATCAAGAAACTTTGGTAGAAGTAGAATCTGAATTTAAGGATGATATTATTGAAGTAATTATTGATGAAGCTGTTAGTATATTAGCTGGAGATATAGAATCACCAGTACAATATCCAAGAGGTTCGCAAACTGCTGAAAGAAATAATTAATCTTAATTTGATTAATTAAAAAACTTTTAGTATATTATAGTATATTATTTATTTATTTATAAAATTAAAAACAAAAAACAATGGCTTATTTTAATCACGCTTTTAGAAAGACATTCATTATGGATGCGTATGTTGATCCTGTAGTAGCTCCAGCTTCTACTGCCAGTGGTGCACTAACTTCAGGACAATTATCTTTGTATGATGCAAAGACTTGGGCTCCACTAGATGTGGCTACCCCATCAAAATGTCAATTTGTTATTGCATCAGGTGCTCCTTATGCAGATGACAAAGTTGGACCTTTTCACGGTGGATATACAGAATCAATTAAATCAAAAGGTATTAATCCTAAATTTATTACCAAAGTATGGACTAACAAAGCAAATCCTGCTCAACAGTCTATTTTAAATATTGGTACTACACCAAGTACTGTAGGTAATGCTGGTTGTTGTCCAACTTTCTTATGTGGTGAGAACTATCACTTAAGAGTAGATGTAAAAGGATCTGCTGCATTAAGAATGTTAAATCATCAAGCATATCAAGAAATTACTGCTTACACTGGATGTTGTCCAGATGGAGCTGTTGCTCCTGTTGCTGTAGATCCAGCGCTTGTAATGATTCAGTGGGCAAAAGGAATTAGTGAAAGTGTCATTCTTACAGGTGCTGGTCCTAATGGTAACTCTAATCCAGCTCCATTTATCATTCCTGTAGTTAGTGTAGCTTCTGCAGCTGATGTTGCTGCTGGTCATATAACTACACTTTTATATCCAGAAGGTTTTGATATAGCTGCTGCTGGATTTGTAGCTGCTGCTCAAGCTGCAGTTCAAGCTGTAACTGGTCAAGGTGCTGGTCCAACTATTAGTACTGTAGATGCATATACATCAGCATTTGCTGTTGGAGATTGTGCAGGTTTAACACTAGTTGGTGCTTACGAAGAAACTAAGTTTGGAGATTGTACTTTCCAACCTTCAGATTTCTACGGAACTGAGCCTCTAAGGTTATTTGCTTCTGAAGTAGATTTAAATGGTGATCCATGTGAGTTTACGGGAATATGTATTGAGCATGAGTGTAAAGGTAGAAAACCACAAGGACTTGGTGAGACTGTAGCAAGAGATTTTATCTTATCTGAATCTTACAGACAAGTTCCTTTTGCAACTGACTTAAGAATCCGTGAGATTACTCAAGGAAATGATATGTTAGGTACTGCTGCTGGTCAAGTAAATAGAACTGCATTATATGACAGATTATTTATCTTACATAGCATTCCAAGATACAACAATCCAACAGGTACATTTGATAATGATCAATACTTACTTGAGATTGCTGCTGAAACAGGTGCAGGTGCTGCATTAAATACTCAGCTTGTTAATCTTGCAGATGATATTAAAGTTGTAACAGATGCTGTTGGTAATGACTGTGTTGCACAAGCTGCTGAGGCAGGTGTTGCATGTGCCGCTGCAAGTATTATTGTAGCAGTATAATATAATTAATTACTCATATAAGGGAGAGTGAGATCTAATTTCTCCTCTCCCTTTTTTTATTTCATCTAATATGGCAAATCATGTATTAAGTTTAGAAATACCTCCTGTAGGAAATGCCTGTGTCATGAAGATTTTTGATACAAGTGTATATTCTGCACAGGTTGCTATTTTTGAACCAAAACTTCAAATTACAGTTCCTGGGTATACTTATGCTACAGAAGTTCATTTTCAACCTGAGTCATCTTGCAATTTAACAGCTTGTGATTTAGGATTGCAAACAGAACACTGCGGTCAATCATATGTGAATTTACCTGATGGAATTTATGTAATAAAATATGTAGTAGATCCAAATCATGTGGTCTATGTAGAGTATAACCATTTAAGAATGACTCAGGCTATGGATTTATATCAAAAGATTTTATGTGATATAGATGTGGCAGATTGTGATCCACCTAAAGCTGTAAAAGATAAATTAAATCATCTTAGATTAATTAGAATGTATTTAGATGCAGCAAAAGCTAAAGTAGAAACTTGTCATGAACAACAAGAAGGTATGACACTTTATAATTATGCACTAAAACTTTTAAATAAATTAGATTGTAGACATTGTTAAACCAAAATTAAAACCAACAAATTATGGCAGCAGGATCAAGATGTTCAAACTGTGGAAAACAATTATCATGCGGATGTCAAAAAAGAACGGCATCAGATGGAAGACAAGTTTGTTCAACATGTATAGCAGCTTATGAAGCTAAAATAAAACAAGGTAACTTAAACAAATTTGTAAAATAAAATGTCACTTATATATTATCACTATAGAGTAACTGATTGTTGCAATGGTAGTAACGTTATAGATATTAGGTTAACAGTTGATCCAACAACACCCGATCCTACAGCATTAAGTGGTGTTTATACTTGGGATATTGCTGATACTATAGTAGCAGGAGCTGGTGGAATATTTGAATTTATTAATGGAAACTGTTATCTTTTTGAATTTAGAGCTTTAACAGGTCTTTTATATCCATTTATTAGTGATAGCTCAATAACAGCGGTATCTTTAGGAAAGTTTTCAGACTGTACTTCAGCTGGAGCCTTGTGCCCAGATTGTGGTCCAAAAGACCAAAATTATATAAAAGCAGACCCTTGTTGTGGAGGTCCTGCTATATTTTTTAGAGGTGAGCCTTATATAGGGGGGAGTCAAGGAGGTTCAATGCCTTCATTTAGTCTTTTACAATACACGGGTGTACAGCAATATAATATTGTTGCACCTCCTGTACAAGGGTATCCTTTATTTCCAGGAGAATGTTATACTTGGTCAGTTGGTACAGTTGGTGATGGTTTACCTGGAGCACCTGCTGATATAGCAGAATATAATCTTTTATTTTATCCTCCAGATGCTAGCGCAGATATACAGTTTATACATGCTGATGATTGTACTTATTCTGATTCAGATGTAGGATGTCCAGTTTGTGATCCTATATGTTATCTATTAACTGCTTGTGATGGAACACAAATACAAACTACTATAGAAGACTTTGCAGCTGCTGTAGGAACTTACGTTACACTAGCAGGTTCTACAGAATCTTGGTTTGTTGAAGTAAATGAAGGTGTTTGTACAGATCCTGTGCTAACTTTAGAAATAACTAGTTTTGAAGCAGAACCTTGTCCTTGCAACTGTTATGAAATAATTAGTGCTCCAGGATTAGTTACATATATTGATTGTAATGGTGATCCTCAGTCTACATATGCTCCAGATAAGTTTTGTGCTCAGTCACCTCCTTTAGTAAAAGAAGTTCCTGGTGAACCTTCAGCTGTTATTGTTGAAAGAGGTCTTTGTGAGGATGGAGTTTGTGTTGAAAGATGTTTTCAATTAATTAATTGTGAACCTGAAAAGTATCCAAATCAAAATGCAATACTAACCTCAACGCTCCAAAGTTTATTTAAATATATAAATCCAAGTTCTGTAGTTGAATTAGCAGGATATGAAGGATGTTGGACTGTTACAGAAGCAACCTGCTTATGTGTATCTGTTAGTATAAACGGAATATCATATTTAGCTAATTATTCAGGAAGTACGCATAATAATGAAAAAGTATTTATTTTAGAAGTACTTGGAGTTACTTATTATATTTGGGCAAATGCTGCTGCAGGTAGTTGGATAATTAGTCAAAATGTAGGTAGTACTATACCCGCACAAGTAATAGGAGAAATAAAAGGAGGTATTACAAGTTGCCCAATAGCAGATGAAACCGTTTGGGTAGTAGGAGTTCTTCCTGATGGTAATCCTGTAACAGCAATAATAACTTCACCATGTTCTGATGATAATGCTTGCAAATGTCCTGTAGATGTAACAGTATTACAAGAATATACTAGCTGTATAGAATGTATAGGTCCTATAGCATATAAATTAACGGATTGTGAAAGTGGAGAAGTTACATACAGCATTCAAGATTTATCTGCATATATAGGTAAAGTTATAAAAGATGATTGTAATTGCTGGTTTGTAGAACAGATTACGCATGAACCACCAAGCAGTGTTACTATAAGTAACATTATAGAGTTTACAGATTGCCCATCATGTCTAGCTACATTTTATACATTAACGCCTTGTGATCCAGCACATGCAGATGCAATAATAATTACTCCTTCAAATTTATCACCTTATTTAAATCAAGTTGTTCAAGTAGAAGGTTGTATAGGTTGCTATACTGTTGAACTTTATGCAGGTGTAGGACAACCTCCTAGTCAACAGCCTGTAGAAGTAACAGTTGCTTTTGAAACATGTACAGATTGTGAAACTTTAGTAACAAGATGTTCAACTGTTTTTAATACAACTACAAAAGAACAAGTATATTCATACATAGATATTAATGGAGATACTGCATCTACAGAAACAGTTCCTTCAGGAAAGTCTTCTTTAAGACATTGTGTACAAAAATGGGATGAATCAATTCCTGGTATATTTAATTACTATGGAGATTGTAATGTATTTGAAGTAATTGGTGCTGCTAATGGTTGTGACTGTGTTACTATCTCAATTGAAGGAGAAGAAGGAGCATCTTTTATAGGTGATGCAAACTGGAATGGTACAACTAATGATGGTAAAAATGTTTATTCTTTTGAAATTACTGTATTAGGTGTAAACATCACTTATTATATATGGTATTCTCAAGCTCTTAATGGATGGTTTATAGGTCAAACTATAGGTACAGTTGCTCCTAGTGACATAGGTAGTTTTGAATCAACAGAGGATTGTCCAATATTTACAGATGCACAGTGGGTAAAAGGTGTTTGGCCTGATGGTCAAGCTCTTATATTGTTAGAAACTATAGAGAGTGAAGAGTGTGTTAAACAAAAAACTAAAATAGGAGAGTGTCCGCAGTATTTTCCAAATAACAGAAAAGTAAAACCTGGATATAATACACCTATATGCTCTTCAGAAAAGTATGATAAAATTACATGTAACTTTGCAGAAATAGCTTATAAAGAAGCATTAGCATTAAGATACGGTATATCTAATTGCTGTCCTGAATTAAATGAAAAATGGTTAATAAGTAAAGAACTAATAGAATTACAAGCTTTAAATGATCCTCAGTTCCCATGTCCTAAAACAACTGATAGTTGTGTTAAGACTGGGTCTAATTCTTCTTGCAATTCTTAATAATAATTTGTATATTATAAATAACAAGAAATATGAAACCTTTAAATTTAGATAATAAACCTTGTAGCCCTATCTCTTCAAACTGTATAGTTTGGCAGGGACCTGACATTCCATGCATTAATTTATGTACTGGAGATAGTGTTTCTGAGGTAGTACATAAACTAGCTACAGAGCTTTGCGCAGTATTAGATACATTAAAAGTTTCTAACTATGATTTAACATGTTTTAGTACAATAGCTTGTGGTCCCCAAGACTTTCAAGCTTTAGTTCAGTTTATAATTGATCAGCTTTGTGCAGTTCAAAGTGGAACAACTGCTTCTTCAACTGCATCTTCTAAAGGAGCTACTTTTAGTATAGCTCGTGCTAGTGAAACTTGTCCAGATTGTGTAGTAACAGTGCCTGAAGAATTTGTGGTAGGTACTCAAAAAACAATGCAGTTAGTAGATTATGCTGTAACAATGGGTGAAAAAATTGCTAGCATTGTTTCAGAAATAAGTTTGATGAATGATCAAATTACTGACATAACTATCAGAGTAACAAATTTAGAAAATAAACCAGATCCTACATTTCCCGCATTAACACTTCAGTCAAAATGTGATATTGGAACAGTACCTGCTTCAACAGATAGCGAGGTTCAGGTGATTTTAGAACAGTTTTTTGATGCATTATGGTGTGATTTTTATACAGTAACAGGTACTATAGCTTCATTAACAACTGCTATTGGTAGTCAATCAATTGCAAATACAGATCTTACATTAACTAATCCTGCTGCAAATTATCAAACTCAATATCCAACATGGGTCACAACTCCAGGAACAGTATCAGATACTATAACAAACATATGGTTAGCTATTTATGATATTTATGCAAGTTTACCACCTACAGCGGTAACTGTTCAAGAGACAAATACTGTACAATTAAGTATAACAGCAGATTTAGAAATATCAGCAAAAGTTAAGGATACGGGTTGGGTAGATCTTAATGGGTTTGATTTTTATTCTGGAACAGCTACTAAACCTCAAGTAAGAAGAATAGGAAATGTTCTTCACTTTAGAGGGTATGTTTTTGTGCCACTTGATAATGGTGCAGGAGGTATTCATGGATTATCTAGTTATTCTGATTATAATAATATACCAACTTGTATTCCAGGAACTAGTGGAGCAGGTGCAGTATCAATTAGTACTGGTGGAGTAATTTCGTTTAATGGTGGATTAAGTGTAATACCTACAGCAGTAACAACAAATAATTTAGATGCTGATTATAGAATGCCTTATCCTGCTGTATTAAATAGACCTATTATAATTACAGGAACAGTAGGTACTTCTTTAACAGCTGCATCTAGAATAGCAATAACAGAAGCAGGTGTATTGTATATTGCATCTCTAAGAGATCAAGAACAAATTTCTTCTGCTACAGGAGTTATAGGAGGCTCTCATCTAAGATTTATAACAAGTAATGTTAGATCAGGAGAAAGTATTCCTAATTATATTAATACTGATACTGATATTCATAACTTCCCAGCAGCAGGTGCAAATAACCTTGTTGGAGAAACTGACTTTGATGGATCAGATTATACATGGCCTTTTACATGTGATGCAGGAGACTCTGGTAACTTAGGAGGATTTTTTGCAACTATAGAAGGTTTAACTGCATTTTTAGCTTGTGATGCAGACATTGTAGAGACTACATGTTATTAAAAAGTAAAAAATTAAAAATTATATATATAAATTAAAATAAAAATAAAATGGCTTGTACAAATTGTAATACCCCTAGTTGTGGATGCTCTGGAACTCATGTGGTTTCAGTAACGTGTCCACCAGCCTGCTCTGAAGTGTTTAACATGCAATGCATTGTTTATACAGGAGTAGATTTAACGTGTGATGGAGATACTGTAATTTCTAGAAATGATTATTTAGATGAGGCTATCACAAAATTAGTAAACTATGTATGTAGTAAAGTGGCACCACCTGCTAGTGTAGTAGCGGGTAGCACGTTTATTGATGTAGTTCCTACAACAGATCCTGTTACAGATGTAACAACTTATACTGTATCTGCTGATATGGCTCAATTTGAAGTATACTTTGCTCCCATCATTACTAATCAAATTTTAGCAAAAATATTAGCTGGACCTGCAATTGATGTAGCAGTAGATACTGGAGCAGGAACAGTAACTATATCTCATCAAGATACATCTACTGTGGTTTCTCCACTAGCTGTTACTGGTACAGGTAATACCTTTTTACAAGCTGCTAGTTTTAGTTTTGATACATTTGGTCATGTAACGGGTGCAGCATTTACAACTGGTACAGTTACTCACCAAAATAATTTTGTAACTGCTAAAATTAATCCAGATGCAGGATTTACATGGGGACCAAATAATAATCCTACAGATCTTCAAACTGCAGAGGCTCCTGGAGATACATTAAACTTTGTAGCAGGTGAAGCAATCTATTTAAATGGAAGCACCGTTCCTAGTACAGATGCGATTAGAATTTCATTTGCAGGTTTATCAATAGATTCTGCTTCTGGTCTTAGCGGTGATGGTACTGCAGCTAGTCCATTGGTAAATAGTAAAAATGTATGGACAAGATTTACTGCTGATGATGGTACTTTAGTAAATGCTGATACTACTAATGATGTCTTAGCTGTTGTTGGAAATGGAGGTGGTATTCAAACTACAATAGACCCACTAACAGATACTTTAAAAATTGAAAACACGCTTCCAAATGTTGATCAAAATGTATGGACAAGGTTTGTTGGTGATGTTGGTGCTGTAGATGCTGATACTGACACTGATATTTTAAATGTTATTGGGGCAGGTGGTATTACAACTACAATAGATCCTGCAACGGATACTTTGGAAATTGAAAATACTTCTCCAGCAACAAGTGTAGCATTAACTTCAGCTGGAGGTACTGAAACTTTAGTAAATGATGGTACAGGACCTGCGTTGGCAAATAAAGGTCTTACTGCTGGTGATGGTATTAGTCTTAGTAGTGATGCAGTTTCTGTTACTATAGTTGCTGATGTACAAAGACAACTGCTATCTGGTGTTGGTTGGACTGCTGGAACCGTTACTCCACTTTCTATTACTCACGGTGTTGGTGAGACTTATGTTCAAATAAGAGCCTTTGATGGTTTAAATGATGTAACAGAAGGTTTACTTATAGCTTTGGTAAATTCTACAACTTTTACAATAGATCATCCTACTAGAAATGTAACTGACTTATTAGTTATAGGATAATAAAACTGTCGCAGGTTTGTTGGTTTCTGTGGCTAACAACAAGAAAGCCCTCACACTAGTGGGGGTTTTCTTTTTTTACTATATTTGTTATACTTGCTAATCTCATTAATTTTTAGTATATTATTTACATAGTATGGAACCATTTAAAACACCAAACTTACAGGCTCCTAGATTTAGAGCAGACACTTATGAAGTTCTAAATAAAGAGTTCTTTGACAGATTTAGAGAAAAATATCCTAGGTATAATAAATTAAAGGATAAAGAAATAAGATCAATTATTAAATCTTTTAATAAATTGGCTTTTGAAACAGTGATTGATAATAGAAATGGTGTAGAACTACCTGAGTCATTAGGTTGGCTTTTTATAGGAACTTGTCAAGCTAGTAAAAAGAAAAATGTTGATTACGCTAAATCTAGAAAATACGGTGTTAAGGTTTCAAATAAAAATTGGGACAGTGATGGTAAGCTAGCTAAGATTTTTTTTACAAACCGTGAAATAAAACATAAATTTAGAAATAGAGAGTTTTGGGGATTCATAGCTTGTAGAGAATTTAAAAGAGCAGTTGCTAAAACATATCCAGAAAACTGGAACAACTATATAGTAGTTGATCCAAGACAAAAATTAAAATTTGCTTTTGGTAAAAAAGTAGCTAATGAAATAAGATTAAAAAAGCAAGAACATGCTTTAAAGGACTATAATGAATTTGACTTATGAGCACAACAGTTGGAGAAGCAATATCTAGAGTAAGAAATACTCTTAAAGCTGTTAAGGAAGATCCTTTCTTAACTGATAGAACTATTTACTATTCTATTCTTAAATACGGTCAGTCTCTTATGAAGAGAGAAGATAACCAACTTAGGTTAATGAAGATTAGCAATATTTTTAAAACAATGCCTTATGTTGAACTTATTGAAGTAGATAAGGTAGATGCTGCTTGTTATGGGGTATACTCAGGATGTTATTTTAAAAGAACAAAAGAAAAGCTTCCAAATCTTTTAACTGGTATACAGGGACCTATATTTAGAACAGTATCTTCAATTGACGGTTCTAAAGAATTATTTAGAACTGATCCCGGTACTTTTGTTTCTATGACTAAAACTACAACTTTTAAATATAATAAAAGACAATACTTTTGGTTTCTTGACGGCTATCTATACTTTCCTAACTTAGAATGGGATGCAGTTAAAATTGAAGCAATATTTGAGAATGATGTTGAAACATGTGACTCTGATAAGTGCATTATACGTCAAGACCAATCATTAAATATACCAGACTATTTATTTTCTGAAATAGAACAATACGTAGTAAAAGAATTAACCATGACCATGCAAGTTCCTACAGATGGACAGGATGATGGACAAAATACACTTAGATAATGGATTATAACTATACTTTAAAATATAGAACCTTTGATCAACTTTTAGAAGATGTAACTGTAGATTTAAGTTCATTAGCTTTAGAAAATATGATTGAGCCGCAGCAGCTAATTAAGCTTGCTAAAAAACTTAATTATGATTTAGGGCTTAGAATTAATCAACAAAAAGAGGTTATACTTGATGTTTGTCATGGTAAAGTAAAACTACCTGATGACTTTTATACATTCAACTATGCATTAATTTGCGGAGACTATGAAAGAAAAATTGGTTATGATGGTATAGCTGGGGGAACTACTATGATAGAAGTACCAATTACAACAGGCACTCTTCCTGTAACATATGATGACTTTCCAAAAGATGTTCCTGATCCTTGTGATACAAATGAACCAACACCTTGTTGCGATGATAAAGGTAATGAAGGCACGTGTTTGGTTAATAATCCTAATAAACCTTATGGAGATGCTAATGTAAAACCTAGAGTTTTTATGAACTGTAAGGGAGAATCTTATGAATTAATTCAAGTAATTAATGCTTCAGAAACTTTACTATATAAACAACTGCTTCCTTTGAAAATGAAGGCTAGTCAGAATATTGATTGTGAGTGTCCCAACTTATATCATAATACTGAAAATGAAGGTTGGATTAAACATGGATTTCTTTTTACAAACTTTAAAACAGGTAAAGTATATTTAAACTACCAAGGTCAGATGGAAGATGAAGAAGGTAACTTGCTAGTACCTGATCATGATCTAATAAATGAATATTATGAATATGCATTTAAATCTAGAATTCTTGAAAATCTTTATATGAATGGTGAAGATGTTGCTCAAAGAATGCAACTTGTTGAACAAAGATTGAGAGGCGCTAGAAATAATGCATTAAGCGTAGTTAATACACCTAACTTTAGAGAGTTAAAAGAAATAACAAATGCTAATAGAAAAGCAATGTATGCTAGGTATTACAACATGTTTAGTTCTCATTCTCCAAATTTAATTAATAGACGTGTAAGACATAATATTCACAGCAATGGCTAAACAAAGGAAACAAGGAAAAACTCCTAATACAGGAAATGTCCAAACTAATACTTTTATTAAAGGGTTAAATAAAGATTCTGATCCTTCTTTTGTAAAAGCTGGAATGTGGACACATGCTAGAAATGCTAGCAATAATACATCTAGTGGAGATTTAGGAACTGTTTCTAATGAAGAGTCAAATGCTTTATGTGCTAAAGCAATGTTTGCATCTACAGGTACTAATAAAGATATTATTGGTACAATACATTTATATAGCGATAAGTGGGTAATATACAGTGTACAGTATGATGCCCTAGGTTCAAATGTAATAGCATCTGAAATAGGATTATTTGAAGAAGATCCTTGTAGATATAGAGTTATAGTAAATGATAAATGTTTAAACTTTGATAAGTTATATTTAATTACAGGAGCATCTAGATTATTAGATAATTGTTCATGGCAAGTATATTGGGCTGACAATTTTAACCCTGATAGATATATGAATATTGGAGATCCAAAACTTTGGATTGACGAACCTTTTACATACATGAATGGTCAACCAGGTTCAGCTACAGTAAATTACTACACAAATGGAGCTACTCAAGTATTATGGCCAGGAGTGATTTGGGAGAAAGATTTACAAAATCCATTAACTCCAGATCCATGTGAAACTTACCCAGATTCAAATAAAGTAGATTGTGATAAATTAAGATTAGCAAGATTGCTTAAAACTCCTTCTACTAATATTAAACGTGGAGAACAACCCGGATCCTTACCTAATGGATCTTATGCAGTAGCAATTGCATATACTATAGATCAAGTAAGGGTAACTAATTATTTTTCTGTGGGTCATCCTCAACCTATTTATTATGATCCAGATTTAAGAGGATCTTTAGATATAGAAATTGATGTAGATGAAGAAGCTTTTGATGAATTTGAATTAGTTGTTGTAAGGTTTACTAATCAAAATGAAGATAACAAAATTATAGGTTTTTACTCAACTAAAACAAAAAGAGTTATAGTAGATTTATTTAATGATCAGTTTGAACCCGTAGATAAATTAACCATTTTAAATAGAGATTATGTGTTTGAAAAATCAGAGCAAATGCTTTCTGCAAACAACTATCTATTAAGAATCGGACCTACTTCTAAATTTAATTTTAATTATCAACCTTTAGCAAATTTAATTGAGGCAGAATGGGTATCTGTAGAATATGATGAAAAGTATTATACAGATGGAGGAAAGAATGCAGGTTATTTAAGAGATGAGATATATGCATTCTTCATAAGATGGGTATATGATACAGGGGATAAGTCTGCATCATATCATATTCCGGGTAGACCTCCGGGAGATTATGTAACTCCGGCAGGTGTATCAACAACAGACATAGCTACTCTTGATGATCAGAACAGTGTAGGTACAACTCCATTATATGAAGACAATCAAATCTTTCATGTACTAAATACAGCCACACAAACTTCATCAGCTATAGAACCATTAGAGGATGGTGGTCAAATAATTGCAGCTGGTAAAATGGGTTACTGGCAGTCAAGTGAATTCTATCCTGATAACCAACCTGAAATATGGAACTCTAGTTCTCAGTGTTGGACAGGTGTACCTCTACCACCCACTAATGATCCTCCTAATGCTCCTAGTCGTAGATTTGATTTATGTGGAAAACCTATAAGACATCATAGGTTTCCAGATAATGATTTAACAGAATCTACTTATCACTTTAAAAAGAATAGTGACGGGCAGTTTAAGATTAGACTTATGGGAGTAAGATTTAAGAATATCATTATGCCAAAAGATAATGATGGTAATGATATTCCTAATGTAGTTGGATATGAAATTTTAAGAGGTTCTAGAAATGGTAATAAAACTATTCTAGCTAAAGGTATGATAAATAACTTTAGAAACTATAGCATAAAGGGAAGCCCAGAAAGTATTGATAATACGCCTACACTAGGTCTTTATGCAAACTATCCATATAACTGTTTAATACCTAGAGCTAATCAAGGTGTGTTTACAGGTCGTGCTGATTATTTATATAATGATCCTTTCATGCTTAGAAGAGCTGTACCCTCAGATGCTGCAAAGGATGGTAAAAGAATAGCTCAAAATATTCCTATAGACATACAATCATTTCATTCACCAGATACAAGTTATAATAATCCCGCTCTTACCGCATCTGAATTAAAAGTTTATGGGTTTTTAAAAGGTAAAGCTGTTCAACAGTTTATTGAACCAGAAAAACATCCAGAGTTTAAATTGCTTGGAAATGAAATATTGCTTATTACTATATTAGGCGGTTTAATTAATGTAATTCTAAATGTAACGGGAGAGCTTAATATAAACTATCCAGAAGTAAATTATACTGTTCCTAGATATCCTGTAATGGCAGGAAGTAGTACAACAGGTCTATCATTTCCAGATCCTGGAGGGCCTCCCCCTGGACCTCCAGCTCTTCCTGGTGGTTTGACAGGTTTAGTAGCAGGTAATGTATCATTAGGAACATATATGAATACGGCATTACCTGGATATATTAACGGTGGTGGATTTTTTACTGATGTTATAGCTGGTGGAAACGGTTTAGTAACTGCACAAACGGCAGCATCAAATGCAATTAGTGGCGCAACAGGTCAACTAACATTACCAGGATATGATAAAACTTACACAGCATACCAGTTATTACCTGCAATTTTTACAAACGCAAATGCTATAGGTAACCTTATTCCTGGGTTCACTATGTTAGGTCAGTCTGTATATTATTTTGCAGAAGGAGCTAAAGATACTGTAGATGTATTATATTCAATAGTTAGAACTAGGCAGTATGCTCTTCAAGGAATTGGTCATGGTGAGTATACTAAATTTCGCCCTTCAAACAGTAATGAAAACTGGGATAATGTAAATAGATTTAGATTACCTGTGGGATCATATGTAAAAGATCAGGTATTTCAGTTTCCTACATATCAAGCTCAAAATTATAATTATAGTTTTCCTTATTCAACATATAATGGTGAGGTAAATTATAGAATAAATAATTTATTAAGACCTGAATTAGTTGTACTTAGAACTACAGATGATGATGAAAATCCAGATGGTCCAAACTTTCTTACTACCGGTGTTGCTGGTATAAACTTTCAGTTTATTAAAAGTGTTGACCAATCCTCTATGACTTTAGGTTTAGTTCAAAAAGATATAGGTTTAGGTTGGAAAGATTTATTTTTAGATGGAGAAGCTTTTAGAGAAAACAATAAATCAAATGAGTTTGAAACAATAATTGCAAGTCATTATGTAGGTTTAAAATATACATTTAGAAATTTATATAGACAACTAGGATCTATCATTCAAGTTATGACAACTCCTCATGAACAAAGAATAGATTTTAGAGAAAACTTGCCAGATCCTAATACTATACAAATATCCTCTCTTCCTAATGTTTGTGGTAGTTTAAGTTTTGAACATACTAAAATAAAAACCACTCCTGCATTTTTTGGAGGAGATACTTATGTCACAAGACATACTGAAAAAACTATGATGCCTTTCTTCTATGAATGGCTTTATGATAAACCAGATAATACTAGGTTTAATTATTTTAGAAGACAAATGATTCCTGAACCTAGATTTATGGTTAACAGCAATAGATGGGATATAAGTGATCTAAATTTTGATAACTTACTAAATATATTTCAAGCGGGTTCTTCTGGTGTAGGTGAAGGATTATTTCCAAGATCTTATTACAACTTAGACGCTCCTCCACCTTTTGGTTATGATGAAGCATTTAATTTTGTTACTAGATATCCTGGTTTAATAGGTGTAAAGAATTCATATTTCTATACATCAGTAAGTGGTATAAAAGACTTCTTTGTAGAAAGTGAAGTAATTACAGACTGGAGATTTGCAGGTAGAAGTGCTGAAGAAAAGTCTTATAACAAATGGTTGTTTACAGATCTGCAACAATTGTTTAGTCAGAACCCTGCTATATTTACCAAAGGTAATTTTTTTAGATATGATTATTCTTTAAGTGCGTCAAGATTCTTATTTAGTCAGTACTACAATAATGGAGCTTTACAAGGAACTAATTATGATCCAGAAACAGCTGAACTGTGTTATACAAGTTTTCCAAATAGAATTCAATATTCAAAACCTTTACAAGAGCATGAAGCTTATGATTCATGGTTAATGTTCTTGGCTTTGAATAAAGTAGATTTTAAAAGTGAATTAAATACCGTTAAGACATTTGGTAAAACAGGTTTGTTAGTTACATTTAAAAATAACAGTCCTCTGGTATTCCAAGGTGTAGATCAAAGAGAAACTTATTTAGGAGTTAAAGCTACTATAGGTGATGGTGGATTATTTGCTACTACGCCTCAAAATGTAGTAGTATCAGATCAACCTTATCAATATGGTTCTTGCCAAGATATATATTCTGTAATATCTACTCCAGCAGGTATATACTTTATATCACAAGAGCAAGGTAAAATCTTTGCTTATACAGGAAAACTAGAAGAGATATCTCAAACTGGAATGAAGTGGTGGTTTGATAAATTTTTACCATTTAAGCTTTTAGAAGAGTTTCCAAATTATCCTCATACAAATAATCCTGTAGCGGGTATAGGCTGTTCTGCAACTTATGATAACTCAAATTCTGTTTTGTACTTTTCTAAAAGAGACTTCATGGTTAAAAAAGAATTTGTAGGAATTCTTGATTTTGACCCAAGTACAAATAGATTTAAATTAAAAGATCAAGTTAATTATACTATAACATTAGGAGATTCTAGATTTTTTAAAGATGCGTCTTGGACAGTAAGTTATGATCCTAAAAATAAATTATGGATTTCATTCCATGATTGGAACCCTGGTTTATACATACCAAGTAAAGGACATTTCCTTACTACTAAAAAAGATGGTATATGGAAACATAATAGTGCTTGTAATGATTACTGTAATTTTTACGGTGTGCAATATCCTTTTGAAATAGAGATACCTGTACCAACGGGACAAACAGTTACCACTATGAGAAGTATTGAATATGTTCTTGAATGTTATAGAAAAGATATTCAACTATGTAGCGATCAGTTCCATGTATTAGATTATAATTTTAATAAAGCTATAATTAGTAACTCAGAACAGGCTTCAGGAATTCTTAACTTAAATATATTCCCAAAGAATAATGTAGCTTTATCTCAAACATATCCTAAACTAGGATCTAACCTTGCTTCATTTGATATATTATTTTCAAAAGAAGAAAACAAATATAGATTTAATCAGTTCTGGGATATTACTAAAGATAGAGGAGAGTTTCCTCAAGGATCTGATTATCCTCCTACAGGACCATTAATTCCAGGTACAACTGAACTTTTAGGAAGTTATCCTCAAAATAATATATGGATTACTGAACCTAATGGTTATGTAAAAAATCTAAATGACTTTAATCTTAACTATAGTAAACCATTACTACAAAGAAAGAAGTTTAGACATTACTTAAACTTTGTTAAGTTAATTAGAGATGATTCACGAAATACAAACATGATCCTAAAGATTGTAAATACTAAATCCCAATTAAGTCAGAGATAATGAAATTTAAGAAAAGTAAATACGGACAGTGGGAGTTTCCTGGAGAGAATACATTAATTCCAAATGTAGGGGGAAGCATAACTATGAAAGGAGTAAACTATCCTGTATTAGGTATTGATGATGAAGGTAATCAACAAATGATGATGCCTGGTTATGATTATCAATTTCCGGGAAATTCTGTTTATGAAATACCAATGTATGATAATGGTGGGAATGTATCTTGGAACTTTAAGGGTAAAACATATTCAGGAACTTTAATACCTAGTATGGAAACTGATAAGGCTAGATATGCTAGAACTCATAATGGTAATATAAAGACATTACCTAAAAGAAATCTTGGAGGATCTTTAGAATTTATAGACGTGGAACTCACTGAAAAGGAAGCTGATGAATATGCAAAAGGAGGTTATATTTTAGAAGAGCTAAATGAAGGTGGAGAACTTCCTAAAGCTCAATTTGGTATACCAGGTGTAATAGATATGCAATCTATTCCAAAACCTGAAGAGCCTAAGCCTGATAAGAATTTGCTGGATGGAGCTAATGAGAGTTTAACAAATTGGGCTGATGAAAACCGTAAGGATATACTTAGAGGACTTGGAGAGTGGACAGGTTGGTATCCACATTCAAAATATAATAAAATATATTTTGATGTAGAAGATTATAATAAGAGAGAAGATGAGAAAAGAAGAAAACGTATTTTTAAAGAAGCTACAAAAAAAGGAGTGTCATCACCATGTAACGAAGGTATGATATATGATCATCAAACTAAAAACTGCATTAGTGAGGAAGAATATTTTGAAAAATATCCAAGAACAGAAAAAATCAATAAAGCTATTAAAGAAGCTAATGAAAGTTTTCCTAAAGATGTACAATGGTTTAGAGATTATATGAATTCTCCTATGTATAAGCAAATGCTTATGCAATCAATGGAAGCTGATTTTGAAAAAGATGTTGCTGATGGTAAACCAAGAGTATCTCCTCAGCGGGGTGCTCAATCTATAGCTGAACAAAGAATGTTTAATTTATCAAATATGCCAGCTCCTAAGTATAGACAGAAAATGATACATGATCAAGATACTCATGAAGAAATTCCTGATCCCGACCAGCCAATTGCTTGGATTGAACATTCTGGACAAGTTGGTCATAATCCTGAAAACTTAGAACATTATGGTCATTCCAATATACATGAGATTAGTCATTCTACAGATATATCTTTAGAAAATTCTGGTAGGTTAATTCCTGATTCTGATATAGCTTATATGGATAAAGCTGCGGCTAAGAAATATTATAGAAGTCCTGCTTGGTATAAAAGAAGAAAACAGTTTGAAGATGAAGGATGGTTTCCTGAAGGTGTAGATACTCCTAGAAAACAATGGCAATGGTATAAAAAAAAGTATCCTGATTATGTAAAACGTAAGGAAAGGACAATGAATTATGTTGAAAGACCCACTGAGACTAGAGCAAGATTAATGGAGATTAGACAAGTAGCTCAAAAGGCAGGCATATATGATCCTTTTACACAAAAAGTAGATAAGAAAGCTTATAAAAAACTAAAAAGATTAAAAAATCCTTATGACGGAGAACGGCTTGATCCTATGGATCAACTTAAAAAATCATACAGTGATGAAGAGATAATGTGGATGTTAAATAATATATCTAAAAATGAAGCTCCACAAGTAGAAGGGGATGATATGCAAATGGCAAAAGAAGGAATGTTTCTAGATATAGAACTTACAAAAGATGAAGCTGCAGAATACGCAAAAGGTGGATATATACTAGAAGAGATGGAAGAAGGTGAACGTAAGAAAAAAGGTTATAGAAGAGTTTATGAAGAAGATTCAGGATCTACAGAGTTTGGAGAAAGAAAAGTAGTTGATGTATATAGACCAAATAGAGGAGTAAGTAAAACCTTAACTAAAGATATTACTTATAAAACAGAAGATACACCTAGAGTTAAATTTACTGAAAGAGAAGTTACACGTAGATATAAAGATGGAAGTATTAAATCATATAAAAATATTAGACGTAAAAATGGAAAACTTATTGAAAATGCTTCAACAAAGAAAGTAAGATATAAGAAAGGTGAGCGTCCTCATAATACTATAGAACTTCCTAAAGCTCAAGATGGAAAAGCAATGCAAGCTTATCAAGATAGTTTAGATGCATATAATCATGGTCTTAGTATTTATGCTAGTACTGGATTTCCCTTTGGTCTTGGAAATATGGATGAGGGTATGTTTAAGGCGAGAATGAAAAGCATGGATGAAACTTATTCTAATAAAGTCCCTTTTAATCTTGAAGATCCACCTGATTATATAGGTAAGAAAGGATTTATATATGATTATGCTTTTCCAGGTAATACTCCAAAAGAAGATATAGATGCATATCTTAATTTTATAAACATGGGGAACCGTTTAAAGGGAACAGGTTTATGGGGAGCAAAAGTTAAGCCAATAGGATACTGGAGTCATATATATGATGGAGACTACAGTTTAGGACCTCTTTATAAAAAACCCACACCTCCTAAATTTGTTACTAAAACTTTAACAAGAATAGAGAAAGAAATAAAACCAACATATAAAGAAGCGTACAAAAATGTAGATAAAGACATGTATCCTACATTACAAGATTTTATATATGCTGCTAAATATTATGATAAATATAAAAGAAATCCTAAACCTGAAGATTTACCTAGTTATAAAGCTAAAGAGACTTTTAATAACTCGGCTAATGAATTAAAAGAGTCAGTGCGTCAATTAAATGATTTAGACTTAAGTCTTAACATTGAACCTATTCCTATTCCGCAATCTAACTTAAAGTTATCTGAGATAGAATATGAAGATGATGATTTAGATATGTCTACACCTAAAGAACTAAGGCAAGAAAAAAGAAGGTTAAGAAGATTAAAAAGAAAAAAGAAAAAAAATAAGAGTAAAACTTTAAATAGAAGATTACAAAGCAAAGGAAAAAGAAGAAAAAGAGAGGAAGGCGGTTCTGTAAATCATGAGTTAGGAGATATAGTAAATATAGATAAAGCTGCTAAGGAACAATTAGAAAAATTAGGTTATACATTAAAAGAGATTTAACATGAAGAAGTATCAAATAGTTGGATTACCCAGACGTTTTCAAGATGGAGGAGGTACAAGTTATAGTGTAAAATCTGGAGATACTTTTGACGATATAGCATATGATAATGGTTTTAATCCTTCTGAGTTAAGAGCTGCAAATCCAGGAATTAGTTATGGCAATCTTTCTATAGGTCAAGTAATAAATATTCCTAAGAAAAAAGCTGTAGCAAAACCTGCAACAAAGGTTGCAAAAAAAGCAGGAACTGGTTTATTCGGTAAAATGATAAAAGCTGCTAAGGTTGCTAAAGAAAAAGAAATATATAATGATTATTTTAATCAACTGCGCTCCCAAGAAAATGCGGCTAAAGTTGGGTGGGACCCTATAACTGAATTATGGAAACCTTATCCAGCTCCAGAAGAAGGTGGAGGATATGATATAGGACCTGGAATAAAATTGTCAGGTTTATCCAAGAAACGTGATTGGTATAAAGGTATAACTACTGAAGAAATGAATACCATGATGAGAAAAATTTTCGAGGAGAAAAAGAAATATGCATCTAACTATATAAACAAAACATATGGAAAAGGTACTTTTGAAAACCTTTCTGTTCCTCAACAAATAATATTAACTGATTATCAATATAATGTAGCTGGAGGCATAGAAGAATTTCCAAACTTTGCAAAAGGTGTAGTAAACAATGATGTAGACTTAATGCTTAAGGAACATGTTAGAACTTCAGGTGGCAAACCTTTGGGTCGAAGAAATCAGTTTACAGTAGATTGGATTAACAGGTATTTTGCAAAAAAACAAGAAGAAGCATTACCTAAAAAATATAAAGGAGGTGCATTACCACAAGCTCAATCAGGTGTTCAAGTTCCTAGAGATAAAAGAAAAGCTTTTAATAAGTTTTTAGATGATTGGGCTGAGTCCGGTAGCTACTATGAATGGAACCCTGATGGTACACCAGTAACTATGGAGCAAAGATTAGAAGAATTTTATAAGTCCCTTCAAGCTGCAAATCAACAACCTACATCAGCTAAAATAGTACAAACTAAAAGTCCAGATAAAGAAACATGGGCAGATAGACGAAGATTTAAAAAGTTTATCAAAGCTACCATGGATGATGTATATAAAGATTATGTTTTTAGAGACATTCCAGAAGGTAAGTATAATTTAGCAACATCCGGTTATAAAAAAATTCTAAATCCAAATTATATTTTTGATGATCCTGATACACCTAATGTAAATGAGGAACAAGAAGCAATCTTATCTGGTAAACAGGCTCCTGACATGAGATATTTCATGGATCTACCAACTTCAGATATTGCAGGAGGAAAGAATAAAAAAGGTCTTTTTAAAAAATGGAAAGCTAGAAGAGAGCAAGCTGAAATGATGAATCATGTTATAGCTGGATTAAGAGGTTATGGTGACTTACCCATGGGTTATAATGATGAAGACTGGAAAAAGTATATAGATAAATATCAAAGTCTCATAAAGGAATATAAGGATAAAGAATATGAGGACTTACAGTATAAACAATATCTACAAGCAAGAAAAGATCTTAAAAATAAGAAAGGAAGATATTCAGATAAGTCTATGGCTACTAGATACTTTGCAGATGATTATAAAGAAAATAACTGGGCAAGGTTTGATCCTGCTACAACTAAAGAAGAGTTTCCAGGCTATTGGAAACTTTTATCTGATTTAGGTACTGAAGAAAAACGTCAAACTTTGCAAACTCAACTTAGAGTGATTCCTGAAATTGGTGGAGCAAGTATTATTAGAGCATTTGAGGAACCTGGAAAAACTGCAAAAGAATTTGGAAAAGGAGTTAAAGATCTTACAGAGGTAGCATTTACAGGTAAGACTTTAGATGATATAGAACTTGGTCAAGGTTTTTATGATGGACTTTTTGTGGGTACATTACCAATAGGTACTGGTTTATATAGTAACACTTTTAAGGCAGGTAGATATATACATGGTTTAGGTAAAGGAACTTCTTCTATGAAGTTTTTAAATAAAAGTAATCTTCCATTTACATTCCGTTATAAAAACTATAAAGGGAATATTGACATTGGATTAGGAGCTAGTGAGTATAATTTAACAAATTATAAACCTTTAGTTCAAGGAACAACGGGTTCAGGTCAGTGGGCTATTGCAACTAAACCTTTGCAACAACAAATGAAAAGTACGTCTACTGTTGTTAATGCCCCAGGTCCTTTATTATCAAATACAAAATCTTTATCTGTTCCTAACATAACTTCTCCTGTTATACCTAGTGCTAAAATTATAGAGCCGACACCTTCAGTTCCGGCACAAAAAACAGAAGCAAGTCCAATGCATCATGCTACAAATAATCCTGATGGATCCATAGTATTTAATACTGATTATCACACGGGTGTTGTTGCACCAAAGGATGCGGGTCAATTTATGAAAACCTGGGAAAAAGATGGATATATTTATGATGATTTTACAAAAACCTTTAAACCTAAAGCAAAAAGATCATTTAAGACACTTGAAGAAAATGGAAAAATTGCAGACTTAAAAAATAGTGAGGGAAATGTATCTACAGAAAAAGCATTTAAAATAATGGAAAAGGATGAGTCTGCTTCTTCACTAAAAGTATCTAGAATAAAAAAGGAATTAGAAAATCGTTATGATGGTACTATACCTGCAGAAATTAGTTTTGATGAATTAAATGATGTAGCAAATTCTACAATTATACCACTTAATATAGAAGTGCAACATACAACTGGAAACCCTCTCTATGGTGGATATAAAACAGGCATGAGTGATTTTGTTGCTAATAATGAGTATGATCCAGGTATGATGAACTATGATATTGAAGATCTTAACCAGATAAATTCTGAGATTGAAGATTTAGAATATCAAATAGGTCAATCAGAATCAAGAATCAAAGACCTTAACTCTGAGATAGATGAAATACAATATGAAGTACAGAATTATGAAAGAAAGATTGTTGAGACTAATCCTGGAGTGAACGTAAATAATATAGATGAGATACTTGAGCGTGATCCAGTTTGGTTGAGTTTACGAGATAAGTATAATGATCCAGGAAAAAAACTATATGCAGAAGAATATAAATATGATATACTCAAGTCAAAATTAGATGATAAGAAGAAGCTTTTTACAATTAATGAAAAAAAAATACAGAGAAGCATTGGTAGACCTAGAAATAATGATTGGACAGGTTGGGATATAAACCTTGAAAAAAGCGGTAAAAATTATACCAAGAATCCTAGACAGTTAGTTTTTAACAATAAAGACAAACTTCCTTTTGGAGTAGATGCTCATGGTGCAGATGATAAGACATTAGGACGTGTTTATACTTTTGAAAGAGCTAATGTTCCTAAGACATTATTCTCAAATCAGATTCAATCTGAGTTTAGTCAACAGCCCAGAGGTAGAAAACAAACTTCAGCAGCAAGGCTGAGGGACGAGTTAGCCGTAAATGAATTTGTAGAAATCATGAAGCAAGCTAATAATGACATTAGTGCAATGTATAAGGGACCACAAGGACCACTGTCGGATGCAGGATTAGCTGATAGGGAGGAACTACTTAATAAGGATGGTTGGACCCGGGAAAAAGATAGTACTGGAAGAAATTATTGGGTAAAAGGAACAAAAGGTGAGGAAGGATATGGGTTTATGTGGGATTATAGTGAGCAGTATAATGATGTGCTTGATGATATATATTTTGGGCTCAGAAATGAAAGAGCTGCAGCTAAGACAAAGTATGAAGAATTACAAAAGGATATTGACTATATACGAGATTCATTTAAGGATCAACTGCCTGATGGAATGAAAACAAAGTATCAAGATGTAGACTTACAGACAGTTATTAACCGTGTAGAAGATGCATTAGGTAGGTCTCTTTTTACTATTGACCCTACTTCTGAATCTTTTAATGCAAATCAAATTGCAGCGACTAGGAAAAAAATGGAGGTTGCTCCAGATGCTAGACTGTTTCAAAGGTATAATTTTGAGCGAATGGTTGAAGAAACTATAGCTTATGCAGCTAGTACAGGTAAATATGAAAAAGTAAGATTTCCAACAGGTAGCACTGCTAATAGAATACAAGACTATTCAAGCTACAATAATACTCGTAAAGATTATACCTTAGAGAATATAAGCAAGGTCCCAAAATCTGGATATGATGTTGTAAATTTTGGCGCATTAATTCATAATAATATAGATATTAATAAAGCTGGAGCTGTTATTTCTAATAAAAATTTAACAGAAGATGACAAAATAAACCTAGTAGGCTTATTTAATGAGTGGCCAGGTGGTTTAACAAATAAACTGACTGTTGATGAAATAGTAGATATAGCTACAAGTGATGAACCTTTATGGCAATATGTTACAGAAGAGGTTTCTACAGGTGAAGGCACTAAAAAGATAAAAACATTTAAGTCTAAATATTTTACTGAAGAAGAGGTTGATAAAATTAAAACACTAAACAGTGAAGGTAAAAGAATAACAAACTATTTAAAGAAATATAAAGACACTCCTGAAAAAATAGGTAAAGATGATTATTGGAAATTATTAGATCCTGTTAGATATAAAATAGTAGAAAGATACGAAGCCTTACAAAAGTTCTTGAAAAAAAGGTATCCTAATGCAAAAGTTGGAGAAGTAACTGATGAATATGGAAATACTTGGTGGGAAATTACACTTCCTGACGATGTTTTAAAAGGTACAAAACGAATTGTACCTTATAAGCAAGGAGGTTCTGTAGAGGCTGATCTTTCTCCAGAAGATGTAAAAAAATATATAGAAGGAGGTTATATATTAGAAGAATTAGATTAAACATTAAATGTTTAAACATTAAACTAAAAATTAGTATATTATAAATAAGTACTTTTAGACATGTCAAAAACAAAAAGATATAGAATCAGAAAAGCATTAGGTGGTGAAAAACCTGGTGTAATAAATAAAATGCAGCAGTTTATGCTTAAGGCTGAACAAGGAATGCAACAACCATCTCCAGAAGAAATGGCTATGATGCAGCAGCAACAACAAGAGCAAATGCTTCAACAGCAAGGTGCAGGTCAACCCCAAGAAAATTCAGCCACAGCTGCAATTATGCAAGGTATGGAGGAAAATGTTACACCTCCTAATATTATAATGCAACTACTTAGTTCAGGAGTTTCTGAAGATGATATTGTACGAGGATTTGTAGAAGTAAGTTTAGCTAAACTTCAGCAATCTGGTCAAGAGGTTGATCAGCAAATGACTCAAGAAATGCTGACTCAATTTAAAGATCTAGTAGGTATGGTTTCTCTTAAGATGCAAGAAGGTTCTCAAGAACAACCTATGCAAGAACAACCTGCTGAAATGTCTAAAGGTGGTTATAAGAAAAAACTTTTAAAAGAAGCTAAAGAAGGGAGAGAAATGCAAACAGAAACTCCTGGCAGCATTTTACCACAACCAGCAACTCTTAATACATTTATAGAAGGTGTGAAAGATGAAGGTAATGAATTCTATGCTAAAGAAATGGCTGACATGAATTATAGTGATGAGTCAGAAATGTTTAGAAAAGGTGGGAGGACAAGAAGAGTAACAAATAGAGGAATAGCAAGACGAGCTAGTAAACAAAGTCCGTATGAAAGATCTGATAGAAAAGCCTTAAGAAAAGGTTTAAAAAGAGGTGATTTTACTTGGCAAGAGTTAAATGATTCTATTTATGAAGGTAAAAGTGTATTACCTCCTGATTATAACCAGATTCGTAAAGACATGGTTACTATAGGTTCTGACTATTTAGGTTCAATGATGCCTCAAATATTTAGTCATCGTAATACAGCTAATGAATTTTCTAGAAAAGGAACAGGTCTTGAAGATACTAATGTAGATGTTTACTTTAAGAAAAAAGGATTTGGTAGAAGAGAGTGGGGTATATCAGGTTTAGACTATACTTCTTTACCAGGTTTTGGAGGAACTCTTGGAACTAGTAGTGCTGGTACTGGATATAATACAACAAGAAATATTGGTACTAGAGTAATACCTGGAGTTACAGCAACAGAGATTCTTATAAAAGATATTAATGAAGCCAATGATGATAGTGATAGAGCTTTAAAGCTTAAGAATAATCCTCCTAATGATGGACAGTCAGAGTTTGACTATTTTAAAAAAGTATTAAATGATTTAACGGGAGATCCTACTTTAATTTGGGATAGTACTGCAAATAAATGGGTTGACCGTCCTAAAAATCCAGCTGGTCCTGTTGAAAACACTAATTATGAAAAAGAAGATTCAGAAGAATTTATTGATGTAGTACGAGATCCTGCTATAGAGGCTTATGATGATGCTGTAGATATATTTGATGATGAAGATGATATGGACAATGCTGATGAAAATGTAATAGATCCAAATGATCCAAATGCTGAAGCTTTAGCGGTATTAGGACCTAATGCTACAGAAGAAGATATAGCAAATTATAATGAAGAAAAAAGAATTGAAGCTTTACAGAATCAAGAGGTTGTAGATAATGAAGTTACTGAAGTTTCTGCAGATAATTTTGGTGTTACAGATGATATGACTTTCTCACAAGCATATAGAACAGCTAGAGATGCTGGAGCTACAACTTTTATTTGGCAAGGTAAGGAATATGGTACAAAAAGTTTTTCTGAGATGCCTCAAGAATATCAAGATGAACACCGTGATAGTAAATGGCATCCTGACAATGTTGGAAAAAGTAAAAAAGAAAAATCTATAGAGGCTTGGCGGAAAAAAGATCCTACTGATGTTTATGATTATGTAAAAGCAGGTGGGGATCCTGATGTCCCTGCGGATTCATATAAGTGGAATGAAAATGCATATTGGGATGAACGTATTGATAGTCTATTAGAGCAAGGTTATTCAAAAGAAGAAATTTATAAAATGATATTTAAAGATTCGGGTTATGAACATTATGATGAGGATGATCCTGGAGGAGAAAAGCTGAAGAAATGGTTTGATAGCTATCCTGGATGGAGAGAGAATACCATAGAGGAGAAGAAGAAAAGAGCAAAAGAAATAAATAAACAAGCTACTGAACAAAACAAAAAAGTATTAGATAATAAGCATGCAAAGAATGCTAAGACTAAAGAAGCTGCTATAGAGTATTTTAAAAGAGCTGATCGTAACTATATCAAAGAGCCTAAAAAATATAAAATTGTAGATAAAGGTAATGGAAGATGGGACTTAGATTTTGTTGGTGGAGGAAATGCTAAACAGTATTCACCAAGGGACTATAACAGAAGTGCTTTTCCTAGTGTAGCTTTTGGAGGTTCAGTAAGTCCTGACTTATATAAGTATGTATATGGTGGAGATGAAATGGATGATCCAGATATGTATAAAGATATTACAGATCCTTACTTTGCACCAGGTGGAGCATTTAAGAAACCTAAGATGGATCCAGTACTAGGACCAATGTCTCCTTCAGCAGAGGTTCAAAAATATAGAGAAACAGTTTATCCTACATCTAAAGGAGTCTTTGGTCAAATTAAAGATCATTTTAAAACAGCATTTGAACCTATTACTCAAGGTAAAGGTTTAAGAGGTGTTCTTGGTACAGTGAGAGATATATATGCACCAAAACAATTTGATTGGCTATCTCATAAAGACGGTGATAAAGATGCTGCTTTTGGATATATAGGAGTAGATGGATTACCTAATACTATTGCACAACCTTATGGAAGTGCACAGTTTGATAGTGATGGAAACAGAATCATAGGAGCTAATATGAATCTAAAGTATAAAGATAAAAAGATAGGAAAAGACAGATTAAATGTTACATGGACACCTAATAAAAATACATTTGATGATGATGGAAAAATAGATGGTAGCGAGTATGAAGGTTTTAAAGATTACTATACTGGAAAGGATTCAGGATTTTTAAATAAAGATAACTTTAATGAAGGTGGTCAAAATATATACAGTGGTTTAGATAAGTTTTTTATGGCTGGAGAAATAGATACTGATTTCATGGGAGATCAGGATGCAGTTAATATGAATCTAGTTGAAAATACTTCAGATGATGACTTTAACTTAGAAGATTGTACAGAAGCTGAGTTACAACGAGTTGGAAGTGACTGTTATAATGCCGCAGTTAAATCTGAAAATTTTAAAGTTAATACTGCTAGAAAAACTAATAACCCCTTAATAGCTAATACTGCTAGTAGACTTGCTGACTTTATTGTTGATAGGGGTGTAGCTGCAGATACACGTAGACAAGAAGAATTTGACCGTAATAAACAAACTTCAGATTCTAAAGTATCAAATATAAGTACTGATATAAATCAAGGATTTGATGCTGTTACTGGATATCAATCAATGGTTAACTCACAGTTTAATGATCCTATTCAATCTAGTAGTGCAAGACCTTCATCAATAAATTATGTTGGCGCTAGAGGAGGTCAATACAGAGTAGGGGGTGTATATGATTTAACACCACAACAAATAGATGCAATATATGCCGCAGGAGGCTCAATTGAAATTATAGAATAATACTATGAAAGTTAGAATTAAAAGTTTAGGATTACCAAAAGCTGCCTATGGGCAACAAGTAGACTATGGATTATCTTTAGGTAGAGGTATGGATGAGAATTCAACAGGCTCTTTAAAACCTAAAAGAACTATTGGTGGAGTACCACGAGAAGAAGCTAACTTAGAAGCAGAAGGTGGAGAAACTGTAGTAGGTCAAATATCAGGAGATGGTATAGTAGATCATATGACTATAAAAGGCCCTAGACATTCTAGTGGTGGTGTACCTATGAATCTTCCAGATGATAGTTTTATTTTTAGTGACACTAAGTCAATGAAGATAAAAGACCCTAAAATCTTACAAATGTTTGGTAAGACTAAAGGTAGTTATACTCCTGCAGAACTTGCAAAGCCTTATGATATCAGTAAGTATAAAGCTATACTTATGGATCCTGACACAGATAGATTATCTAGAAACACTGCAGAAATCATGATTAAGAATATAGTCATGAAGTTGGGTGCTCTTGCTTTAGCTCAAGAAGCTAAGAAAGGATTCCCGCAAGGCATTCCTGAAATAGCTAAACCTTACATGGAAGCTAATGGAATTACTGAAGAAGATTTAATTCCTGAATTAAAAGCTCAGGCTGAACAGATGCAGGCTATGCAAATGCAACAAGCTCAGGCTATGCAACAACAACCACAAGCTCCACAAGGAATGCCTCCTATGATGCCTGATGGTCAACCTGTAGCAATGCCACAACAAGGTATGGCTCCTCCAGAGCAACCTATGATGGATCCTAGACAGATGATGGCAATGCAGCAAGAACAGCAAATGATGCCACCTCAGATGGAACAGCCTATGCCTATGGCTGCTTATGGTATGGAACTAGGAGGATATGATATGCCTTTTGTTATGGCTAACGGAGGTTTAACTAAATATCAAGATGCTGGTGAAACAGTAGAGGGTAGACGTGCTGAAAAAGTTGATAGGTTACCCGGTACAGGAACTAGAGGTCGTACAGATAGTGATAGATTTGAGTCTGAAACAACTATAACTCCTGGGGAAGAAAGAAAAAATGCTTCTGAAGCTAGAAGTTCTGGAAGACCTTCTTCATCAGGATGGGAAGGTGCAATTTGTGATATGATTAAAGATGGTGCAACTTGGGAACAACTTACAGATCCTGATGTAGCATTTGAGAAAACAGGAAGTAGAAAAACTCACTTAAATCCTAATAGTCCACAGGCTCAGGAAATTTGGGAAAGATGTAAAGGTGATCAATCAAGATTTGAAGAAACAATAGAGGATGTTTATGTTGAGGTTGAGGAAACAGAGGAAAACAACGGATGTCAATGTGAAAAAGATGGGGTTGTTAGCAATAAAATGACTTTTGAAGAAATTCTTGCTTCTGGTAGAATTGAAGGTTATACTGTAGAACAAAGGTGTACAGGATTTAAAGAAGCTTTTTGTAGAGAAGAGTTTGAAGAAGAGATACAGCAAAAAAAGAAAAGTGATCCTTTAGCTTTACCTCCCATGTCTTCTATGAGAAGACGTTTAGCAACTCCAGACCCTGTTGGTTTGGATATAGTGCCTACACCAAAAACAAATTATTTAGACTATAGAACAGCTGTACAAAATCAACAAAGTAATCAGCTTGCACAGATTAATGATATTAGAAATATGTCAGGGTTAACAGAAGGTCAAAAACAAGCTATGATAGCTAAAGTAAATGCGGCTAGTACAGGTCCTATAGCATCTACTGTTACAGATGTGTATAATAAAAATGCAATGCTTGGTGCTGCACGTTATAAAGATGAAACAGCACTTGGAATGAATCAGCAGAAAATGCGAGCAGGTCTTGATGCAGATTATAATAGAGCTGTTGCAAATACAAAAAATTTAGAGACAGCTGGTATTAATCAAATTAGAGCTAACAGAGATCAAAGAGCAATGGATGTTTATAAAATGAATGTTATGAAACAATCATTAGAAAATGCTGCAGAGAACTATGATTGGTTAGGTAACTTTTTAGGAGGAACAAACTTGCAAAGAAGAAGTTTATCAGCTTGTATAGGCGCAGGTAATGATCCTGCTAAATGTCTTGCAAAGTATTATCCAAATGTAGATCCTACAACTATGGGTCAAGCACCAACAACTACTACAACTACTCCAGATCCTGATGGTACTCCAGATCCTAATGCTACTCCAGATCCTGATGGTGGTAGTAGCAGGTATGGAGGATCAGTGAATTCTAGTACTTTTATACCAAGATATAGTACATTACCTTATGGTAATTAAACCTTATAAGTTTAATAAACTTTAAAAATTTTAATATATTTAAAAAATAAAATAATACTAATAAAATGGCAACTTATCCACAGGGAATAACAAGCTTTATACCATCATATCAACCTTTCCAATTAGATTGGAATGTGTTAAGTAGAAATCTTCAGTTAAAGCAAACTAAGTATGATCAAAATTGGAGTCAACTTAATAATGTATACAGTAGGTTATATGAAACGCAAGTGTCAAATCCTGAAAGCCAAAAAGTTAAAGATAGTATATTAAAACAAATTGATTTTGATGTACGTAGAGTTGCAGGTATGGACCTGTCTTTAAAACAAAATGTAATACAAGCTGAACAAGTATTTAAACCTTTTTATCAAAACCCTAATCTGATTGCTGATATAGTAAAAACTAATCAGTTTAATACAGAGTATGCTAAAGGTAAAAGTTTTGCTACTTCAAAAAATAAGCAAGAACAAGGTATGTATTGGGGTGGTGGCTTGCAATACTTGAACAATAAAATGGAGGAGTTTAAAGCTTTACCTTTTGATCAACTATCTAGTTTTGAAACTTTTAACTATGTGCCTTATGTAAATACAGATAAGGTAATGAGAGAAATTCAGAAGGAGATGGGTAATGTAAAAGTAATGCAACGAAATGGTGCTTACTGGGTTACAACTCAAAATGGAGAACTTTTAAAAGAACCTTTACAAAGAAGATTTAGACAAGCCCTTGCATCAGATCCTCGTGTAATGGATGTTTATAGAGTAGAAGCATATAATGCAGGACAAGCTGATATTAAAGATAAAATGTCTAAAGATGCTAACTTATCTAGACAAGATGCGGAAAGATTATACTTAAATGAACAAGTAACTCCTTTAAGAGATGCGCAACAAAAACAACTTGATAAAATAAAATCTGAAAAGAAAATTGTTCAAAATAAAGTAGATAACTTAAGGATTAAATCAGAAAAGAACCCTACTGAAGATGTAGATAACTCTTTAGCACAATATGAAAAGTATCTTTCTGATCTAGAACAAATGGAAGAATCCATGACTGAAACTTTAGAAACCCTTACTGGAAACGTTAAGTCAACTGGTAATACTGAAGGTGGAACTCCATTTAATCCTGAAGACCTTAAAAATTTACGTTATGGTATAGACCTTAATCTAGCAAGTCAAATGTTAGAAGGAGACATTCTTCGTACAGCTTCAAATATGTCTATAGCTAATTTTGAACAAACTTATAAAGTAGATGAACTTGCTAAAATAAATTACTCTAAAAGAAAAGAATTAGAAAACTATCAAAAGAAAAAGTTTATTGATGGTATGGCTAAGACAGGAAGATACCCTTATTTATTTAGAGATAAAAATGGTGAACCTACACATTTTCCTACACTTGATGAAAATGCTAGAGAAGCTGCAAATAAAGCTAAAATAGCATATGACAAGGAAATAAAAAAGAAATTAGAAACAGGTGAATATGAAATAGGTCCTCAAGGGCTACCTGTACCAACACAATCTAAACATTTTGTACAACTTGAACCAGTAAAAGGAGCAACTCCAGGAGGTATGTCTAAAGACGATGTTGAGCGTTTGATATATAATAATGTAGTAGCTGCAGAAGAAAATATGGATAAGACAATTGTTTCTTTAAAAAACATTATGTCTGAAATGTTAGATAAGGGTTATACTACTCCTGAAGAAGTTAATAATATATTTGGATCTTGGGGTAATAATAGATATGATCAAGCACAGTTTCGTAAATATAAAGATATGTATGAGTCTGGTGAAATAGATAAAAAAACAGCTTATGCAATGTTTAGAAAAGCAATAGCTGCACCTAAAAAAGGTGAGCCTGATCCTAGATTAGGAGGTAGCGGGGTTAATGATGGTAGTAGAGACTTTAGAAACCAAACAGAAGAAGTACAAGCTCAACGTACAAAAGACATGCTTGCTACAGATTATATAATGGGAAGTAAACAAGATTTTGAATTAGGGTTAATCTTAGAAAACTATAAAACTTTTGTTAAAGAAAACAATGCTTTATTTTCTAAGAGTATGAAAGAACAAAATAATAAGATATATAGTTTAACTCATGATTTAGAAGATTATAATATAATACAAGCTAAAGCAGATGAGGCTAACAAAAAAAGATCAGAAGAAGAACTTGCTCTTTTAATAGACTATGCTAAAAAAGTTGGTGGAAATATGCATGAAAGAGCTCATCTAATGAATACATATGATCCAATAACCGGTGGGTATAGAACTGTATCTTATGACGAATATGTAAGAGGTGCAGTAAATCAGTATGGTCCACAAGAGTTAGAGCCAGCCAGTAGATTAACTACTAGTGGGGCAGTTCAAAACTTTATGAAAGGTTTTACTGTTGCTGCTGTAACAGGTTCAGCTTTAGAAGCTGCTAATGTAATACCGGGTATGGGTTTTGCAGCTCATCTGATATGGTCAATAGCAGGAGGAGCTACTGCAATGATAACTGGTGCTGTTGCTGACGAAGCTATGGATGCTTATGATGAGTATGTAGCTGAAGATCCTGAATGGTTTATTGAGGGAATGAACACTAATAAAGACCTGGGTTTTCTTGAAAGCATGGGTACAGTTAGTTCAAGAGGTAACAATTTACGTGCAGAATATGATAATTATTTAGAGGAAATAAATAGAATCTATGAAGATCAAGATCTTAAAACTCCAATTCCGGGAACAAGAAGTTTTGTAGATCAGCAAGCGCTATCTGCTGGAACAGCTGATATGACTTTAGGAACACCAACAATTAACGTAGATTCTAAGATGCCAAATCTTCCTCCTATGCAACAATACTTATCTGAGCTTAAACCAATTTTAAAAACTATTGAGGTTAAAGCTGAGATGGACGATGAAGACTTAAATAATGTTAGTGTATATGGATTAAGTGAATCTGATTATGAAACGTCTACAGATGACTTTGATGGGAAGACTTTATCAGATTTAGCAAACTTAATGCTTACAGACCTTTCTAAGTTTCCAAGTAAAGATGAGGATTATAATCTTAAAAATTTTAAAATAGGTGTATCACCCATTTCTAAAAATTCTTCAACTAGTGGTGCAGTTATACTTTGGCCTAATGAAAGTTTTATAGATAAAAAGTTAAAAACGTTATTTCCTGATTCTGATGACAAAGATAAAAGAGAAAAGTTAAAAGTAGAAATGCTGAAAAAAGAGCAAGGATTTGCAATCAATGTTCCTGTAGATCTTATTAAAAACACTACTCTTTATAAAGCTCAAACTATGGATATGCCTATGCAAGCAATAATAGCTAACGGTGGAGAAAGAATGTATGAATCATCTGAACCTGGATATGCTATATCTTTTAAATCAGTAACTGGTGATCCTAATGGTGTATTACAGGTTACAGAATATGCTCCTGTATATAGTATTGTAACAAATAAAAATGAAATAGTGCAAACTACTGTTCCTGAATTAGTAATGGGAAGAAATGTAGGTAAAGCTAGAGATTACTATCTTAATGTAAAAGTACCTCAATTAATTTACCAAAACAATGCTAGATATCAACAAGCTAAATCTCAACTTCAGAAAATAAAATAATGTTAGAACAAGAAGAAAATACAGATAACTTAGAGAGTCAAGGTATTGATACAGAAATGTCTAACATTGCTGAACAAGTTAGTAATTTAAATTTAACAAATTCTGCTCAAGAACCTTATAATAGTAATCAGGAGTTTGAAGGTTATATACCTTTTCAAGAAACTCCAGAAAATGCTTTTGTTACACAAAATTTAATTACAGGAGATCCTTATAATACACAGATACCTCCTCCAACTTATCAACCATTAGGTGATTTAGCTTCTATGTCTGAAGAAGAAAAAAAAAGCCGTCAACAACAATATGTAGCATCACTAAAACAAAGTCTTAATAATGAATTAGTAAATTTTCAAGATCCTAATCAATGGGGTGGTATTTATAAATATAATGCAGGCCCTAACTCTACTACTTATTGGGACAGATATCATAACTTATGGGGAGATGGTGACCATGAATTAGATTTTCACCCTTTACATAATAATGAAGCTGCTTATAATATGGCAACTAGCTATGGTGAAAGAGCAGCTTATTCTTTATATGGTATGTCACAACTAGCATTAGCCGGATTTATAGGAACATATGAAAGCTTAGGTGCTATGGCTGAGGGTGATTTTTGGAAACCTGATTATAGAGTTGGGAGAGAATTTGATAGGGTTAATAAATTATATTATGATTCAAATGATGGAACAGGAGCTTTTGTGAATAACCTGGTAATGAACTTTGGTTATACTTTAGGTATAATGGGTTCTATTGCATTAGATGGAGGCTTTGGAAGTGCGTTTAAACTTGGTGCTGCTGGAAGATATGTTCCTAATATTAGAAGTGCAAAAACTCTTTCTAATATACAAAAGGCAAACAAGCTTGATAATGCAGTAGACGGAGCTAGAATAACTCAACAAAATCTTGATTACTTGAGTGGTATGGGAAATGCTAGAAAGTGGTATCAAGGTTGGGACCTTAGAAGACTAAGTGAAAGTACTATAGGTAGAGCTGTTAATCCTTTTAGTAATGTGACAGCAAACCGTTATAGAATTCTAGATGGTGCAGATAACTTGACAGGATTAGCTGAAGGGGCTATGGGTTTTGGTGCATTTTATAGAGATATTAGAAATATAAACTTAGCTATAGCTGAATCAAGATTAGAGTCTTCTTTAAATCGTGATAGATTATTTGATAATTTATATTCTAATTATTATAAAAATAATGGTAAGGCTCCTCTAGGTGAAGATTTAGAAAGGATAATGTCTGCTGCAGATGCAGAAGCTTTTGAAACTTCTATATGGAACACAGCTCTTATATATTTTACTAACAAACTTGCATTTGATAATATTTTAAACCCAACCGCACTAAATAAAGTTTTTGGTAAAAAAATTAATGATATAGCCAGTATTGGTAAAGGTGATTTTGGACCTATAGGTAGGGTTACATTAGAATCAGGTAAAGGGGCTGTATTTAGAGAAAGGGGTTATAGAACCTGGCTGCATGGTTGGAAAACAGATCCTATTGCAAAATCTTTAGGTAACACTATAGGTTATTTTAAAGTAAATCTACTTGAAGGTCTTCAAGAATCTTTTCAGCAAGTAATTGCAGATGCTACATATGAGCATTATAAAAAACTTTATTACAGTGATCCAACAAGAAAAGGGATTATAGATAAAGCAATATTTGGACAAGGTAGTACTTCAGTTGATGAATATACTAGAGCTTTAAAAAAACAAATTAGTCCTGAAGGTGCTGAGGTATTTGGATCAGGATTTTTTATGGGATTCTTAACTAAAGGTTTAGGAGCTGGTATAAATGCAGCTAGAACTAGGTCTGCAAAAATGTATGATCCTCAAGGTTATAAAGACTATCTTGAATTTGAAACTCAAGTAGGTCAACAACTAGCAGATCGAATTAATGATATAGGTGTAAAGGATTTTTGGGATAGTGGATATTTTAATGCTGCAACACAGTTAGGTGTGAATACAGTTACTAAAAGTGGAGACATAAAAGAAAATAGAGATGCTGAGATGGAAGCTGTAATTAGTCATGTTAAATATTTAAAGAAAAATGGCATTTTAGACAGCTATATAGAAAACTTTAAAACTTATCAAGATCTTACAGATGAGGAATTTCTTGAAGCAAATCCTACAGTTACCGCTGATGAAGTAGGAAAGTATAAATCTAAAATTCCAATAATTGCAGAAAAGCTAAAGAAAGTAAGTAAGACTATAGATAGGGTTGAGGAAAAATATAAGAATCCTGTTGACATACGTAACATGGAATCATGGATGGAGGGATATGAAGATGCCGTTTTTATGCATAATGCTTGGGAAGAAGCTGTAACACAAGCTGCATTTTTTCAAGAAAATTGGGAAGATGTTAGTAAAAGAATGGTCTCTATTCAAAAAACTCATTATAATAATAGACCTTCAGAAAGTTTATCTAAATCAGATTCTGATTTAATTCTTACCATTAGAGATAGTAGAGGTATGAAAGCTGAGATAGCTAGACTTAAAGATGAAATTAAAACTCTTACTACTCAGGCAACTCCAGAATCAAAAGAAGCTGCAAAGCAAAGACAAAAAAGATTAAATGCTTTAGAAGACTACTATAATAATTGGAAAAGCTTTGATGACTTTTTTCATAGAGATAGGTATAGAGCAGGTTTAAAACAATATTTACAAAAAGAAAATAAAACTACGGAAGCAGAAAAAGAAGAAGCTCCTGTAGAAAAACCTAGATATTCAGATAGTAAGGTTCCTGTTGGTAGAAAAACATTTACTATAACAGACCCTGTAGAAGGTACTACAAACACTTATAGATATAAAGTAAATTTAGACGGAAGTATAAGAGATTTTCAAATTCTTAAAGATGGTAACTATCAAAATACTGATATTTTTGGTAAAAGAACTTATGAACAAATAAAAGAAGTATTTGAAAAAGAAGGAGATGTAGTAGAGATAATAAAAGAGGAGGATTATAAGGCAATAATGAATCCTAAAATGTTTGATAGATTAACTACTGACCAACAACAAAGAGTTGATGCTGAGAGAGCTAAGACAAAAACTAAAGGTGTTACTGAAGAAGAGGTTGATAAAATACTAGATAGAGAGTTAGGTAAAAAGACTGTTAAAGAAGAAGGTAAGATTATTAACAAACTTAAAAATTCGTATAAAAATTTATTAAATGAACTTGGTACAGAAACTGATTTTATATTTGATGATAAGGCTTCAGAAGGATTTAGAGATGTAATAGATTACTATAAACTATCTGATGAAAAAGCTGAGTTAGCTAAGTTAATAAATCTTGTAAATGACCCACAAGGTTTTTATAAGCTTTATGAAAAGAATTTAGAGTGGATGCAAAAGCTTTACAATGAAAGAGGTGCTTATGCAACTGAGATTGCAAAAAGAGAATTAAATGATATTGCAGGAAATGGTCTTTTAAATACGTTAGCTGAAGATGGTATTTTTATGTCTGGTGCAGATTTTATTGCATGGAAAGACCACGGTATAGCTCCTACAGAGTTTTATGATGAAGTTAATCAACTAATTATTACAGAAGATAACCCTGTATTTAATAGATATATGAACAAATTATATCTATATCAGGCTTATGTAGAAAAGAATGAAGAATTAGATGAAGGATCTAAGTATAGAGAATATAAGGCTAAGAAAAAAGCTATTGAGCAAAAAAGATTAGTTCAGATTCAAAAGGAAAAACAAGCCTTTAAAAGTCGTAATGGAATTAGTGTAGAAGAATTTGAAAAGCAAAATACAAAAGAAGTACCTACAGATAAAAAATTACAAGCAGAACTTGATAAACTAAAAAGTTTAAAAGAAAAAACAGAATCATACAAAGATCCTTTAAACTTTGGAAAAGATATAATTTCAGAGATTGGTTTAGAATCAAATCAATTTGATGAATTTGTAAGCACTGTAGATCAATCTGATCCAGAAGTACAAAAATTAATAACTAAGTATGGTAAGCAGGCTAAATTAGGTGCTGGAATATCTAAAGAAGATAAAGCTAGTATACAGAATGATTTTGGTTTATATAAATATTCCGCATTAGATATTATAGATCAAACTATTGAAGAAATTGAAAGTCAAATGGAAACAGAAATAGTTTCTGAGTTTGATAAAACACCAGAAGGAAAAGTATATACAAAGGCTATCAATACAATAGATGAGAGTTATAGTAAAGCTTTAAAGGAAATAGAAGCTTCTTATACTGAAGAAGAAAAGAAGCCACCTGTTATAAAACCAACTTCTGAAAGAAAAGAACCTGTTGAGAAAAAAATAGATTCTGATAGAACTACCGTTAAATGGGATACTCTTGATCAAGAATTGAAAGATATATTAACTACTCAGTTTGAGTTATACTTAGATGCTAAGGGTATGTCAGAAAAAGCAAATGAGGATGTAGAATATCTTAGACTTAGAAATAATTGGTTAAAAAATAATAGAGATATAATTGCTAAATATAATGCAGAACAAGAAGCTAAGAAACCTAAGACTGTAGAAGAAGTAGAAGTACCAACACTTAAAACTTTAGATGGTACTGTTCCTTCTAAGTTAAAACAGCTTGATGCATTAGTTAATGTGTTAAACAATGACTTAAAAAAGGCTAAGACTGATGCTAGAAAAGAAGATATTCAATCTGACATAAATGCATTAACTAAATATAGAGAAGATTTATCAGAGCTAAAACGTCCTCAAAGTCCTTCAGAAAGAAACTGGAGATTGTTTGAAGCTATGGTTCTTGGTAAACAAAATCAAGTAGAAAGAGTAATAGGTGAAAATGGTGAAACTATAGGTTATAGATTTACAGGAAGTACTCCAGAAACTCCTGCACCAACAAGATCTACTCAATACGCAGAACAGTTAAAAAACAAAAAGTTTAAGTTATCTGCTTTTGAGTATGGCCCTGTTAAAGAAAAGAACTATAATAAAAAGACTGGTAAAACTTCTAGAGGAGGTTTATTAAATCTTTTTGATAGTATTGATAAAATGGATTTATCTCAACAAGAAAAAATTGACACTTTGGTTCAAAGTATCAGCGCAGATAAAACTTATTCTCAATTACAAGAGCCCGGTAAACTTGCAACTATTAAAACAGCTTTGGAAGCTAACTTTACTTTAGATAGTCTTAAGAAGGTTGTTAATAGAGTAGCATTTAGGGAGTCTAATATTGCAGGTAATACAGTTGACGCTATGTTTAGAGCAGGATTAACATTAGATGAAGATGGTAACTTTATAAAACCTACTAAGCCTGATAACATGAGTGATGAAGCTTTTGATAGCATTAATGCAATTATAACTGAGTTACAAGATTGGGCTAAAGACGGAGACTATTTCTTCTATGTTGGAGATGCATTAGTCTTTGATCAGACTGCTATGGAAAATGGTGTTGTAGGTGCAATGGATATATTTGCCTTTAATAGAAAAACTAAAGAGTTTCATGTTATAGACATTAAGACATCTAAAGATTTTGAAAATTTTTCTGAGTCTAAATTGTATCAGTATAGCGCACAGCAATCAATATATAGAAATCTAGTTCATAACATGATGGGTACATTACCATCTAAATTATCTTTATTACTTATTCAACTTGACATAAACTTAGATGGCTATATTAATTCTGCAAAAAAGGCAGGAGAAGAACTTAATAAAGAAAGAATTGATAAATTAAAGCTAGAAAAGAAAAAAGCTAATAAAGCTAGAAAAGAAGAAATAGATGCTCAAATAAAATCTATTCAAAATAATATAGCTGTTGATATACCTTATATAGAAGATGTAGAAGCTGGAGTACCTTTAGTTAAACCTACAGATGTTCCTGTTGAATTGCAAGCTCCTGTTACTGAAGAAGGAGAATCATTTGATCCATTCTTAACTGAAGAGATAAAAGAAAAATTAGATAGTGGTGTAGCTGATCAGATTGAAGAGCTTGCTCAAAAAATTAGAGAAGCTAAAGATATCAATGAAGCAGATGCTGCTAGAATGGAGGCTATACTTTTAGTAGTACAAGAACCAGCACTCGGTGAACAACTTACTAAGATGCTTCAAGAAGAAGTTGATGCTAAAAGAAAAGCTTTAGAAAATGTAATATCTCCAAAAGATTTATCAAAAGGTGACTATTTAGTTTCTGAAAACCCTATCTTTGATGTAGGTGGTAATATTGTAGAAGTAACCAAAGTTTATAAAAAAGGTGATGTTGATATGGTTACAGTTAAATCAATTGGTTTAAAAAGCAGAAAACAAAAAAGTATGCCTGTAAGTGAAGCAAATGAAAAGTTTGATAAAGCTACTGCAACGGATGCTAAAGAAAGTATCAAGGTAAGTAAAGAAGCTAAAGCTGCTGCCAAGAAGAGTCAACAAAATCAGAAAGAGGTTAATGCAAGTACTTCTGTTGCTGAAAATAATGAAGGTACAGGATTAAGTGGACTAGCTGATAAATTAAAAAATTATACAAAAAAGAATCCAAAAGAGGATTGTTAAAACTATAGAGTAATGGCATGTAATTTAACAAAAGATCAAGACTTAGCTATTTTAAATGAAATATCTCAAGACTTTATTAATTCAGTAATCAAGAATGATGCAGCTGGTGATATTGCAGGTTTAGATGAGTTAGTTAAGCTTGTGTATAACACGGTTAATGAAGCTTATCCTGAAGAACTATCTCTTCAGTTTGCGCAAGCTATGCCTTCGCAATTACTTCATGTTATAACTAAGGATACTAAAAATGATTATTTAAGTAAAATATTCAAAGCGGAAACACCTCTAGATTTAAATTACTTAGCTGAACTTAATAGTAAATTTGAAGATTTAGATGAAGTAGCATCTTTTGTTACAACTAAAAAAAAGCCAAGTAAAAAAAGTATAGAGGAAGAAATTAAAAAAGAAAATAAATCTAGAGAGAATGTTACTCAAGATAATGTTCCTACTAATTTAGTTTCTTCTATAATGACTAACAATAAAGCTAGACCGGCTTATCCAAATACTACTACTGGTCAAATGGCTTATGCTGAAAACCCTGACACGGTATCTGAAGAACTTAAGAATGTTAAGGATCCTGAAAAGAAAATGTTCTATGATGTTGTTAAGACTTTAATATGGTTTACTAGAAATAATCCTAATCAAGAGCCTATTGTTACAATGCCTGATGGATCTCAAGTGGGTGTAAAGATGCTAGCTAAAAATATACAAGATGTAGATCAAGCTTTGTTAACAAGAGATGATAAAAACATGTTAAAGAACAATCCTTCTTTTAATATGATTACGGCCTTTATTGCAGATCAAAATGGAAACATTTTAAAATTTGATGAGGAGGGAAGTATTTCAGAAGAAGGTAGAGCAGTATATCAGTATATTAGACCTGTAGTTAAAAGAGGTGATAAACTATACTTGGGTAATAGATCGGGAAAACTTTATACGCTTGTAGATTCTAAAGATTTAGCAAAGCAAGAAATTCTAGAGATGTTAAATGCGGGCATACAAATGGGTTCTGCAGAAAAGAATAGAATTAGAGATAAGATTAAAGCAGATCAAGAAAGCTCGCTAAATGATTTATATACTCTAAGTGAAAACTTAAAAACTAATAAAGAAGGTGTTGTTATACCAATTACAGGTGGTAGCTATGGTATAACTCAAACTAGGTTGACTCCATTATCAGAAACTGATTTTGCTGACACCTTTAATATGTTATACATAATTGATTCAGGGCCCTTAGAAGGACATTCTTATTTTCCTGTAACAAAAGATAGTGCCGGAATAACTGTAGATGAAAAGGTATTCTTACAAAGATTAGATATGCCTGTAACCCTAGCTACAAAAATAGCTAAAGTATTAACTACAAATGCTAAGTTTAATAATGAAGAACTAAGTGCTCAAGATAGATTAAACTACTATAATCAATTCTTGTCTAATAGAACTAGTAAAAATGGAATTAGAGTTACTATTGAAGAAGAAGAAGGTTTAAACAAAATCCAGGTAAGACTAGCATCGGATAAGTTGGTTAATGGTAAAACTGAAAGAACTTATAAGAATATAGACTTAACTAAACCTAATGCTGAAAAAATAATTAGTGACCATTTACAAAGTTTTGTTAAAGGTAAGTTTCCTGCTAATATGTCTTATCAAAAAGAATTTGCTGAAAACGGAATTATAAATGAAGAGGCAACTTATCTAGACTATGAGTTTGTAAAAGATAAAAATGATAATGATATAGTTAAAGCTGTTACTAAAAACTACCTTGACTTTATTAAACCTATTGCAAAGGTAGATTACAGTGCTGAAAAAGATAATTATTTTGCAGGTGTTAATGCATACTTGCAATTTGCTATTCCTGAAGAATTTCAAACTCCTCAAGAAGATTTACTACAGTTAGGTTACATTGGGCCCGTGGAAGAAATTGACACAGAAACTAATACACCTAAAGCTAAAGAAAAGGCCGATAAAAGAAATTTTGTTACAAGTAGATTGCCTAATAGAAAAGCTATGCTTACTATGAATGTAAATAATTCTGATGTTACATTTGGTATAGGTTCTGATTTTGAGACTTCTGATTTAGCACATATAAAATCTAAGGTTGAACAATCTTGGGAGTTTATGAAACTTGGTGAGAAAAAAGTAAAAACTATTAGTGATGCTCAGGCAGAAAGAATTGCAGAGAACTTAAACTCATATGGTAAAGATCTTACTATTAATATAGTAGGTAATCATATGGGAGATTTAGCTAAACTTGGATGGAAGCAAGAACAGTTAAATGAATTAATGTATAAGGTTCTTCAAAAATTAAATAAAAGAGTTTCTATAGGAAAGATAATTGTTGAAGGAGATTCTGGAATAGGTCTTGCTATGGCAAAAGCTGCTATAAGAACTAAGACTCCTGTTGAAGTAGTATCTGATTCTAACGGGACTACTAGAGTTGCAAATAAGTATACTAAGTCCGGTTATACAACTAAGAAATTAAATGCACGAGACTATATTAAAAGAATATATGGGACTAAGTGGACAAATGAATTCTTTAAAAAGAAAAAGAATACTCCTAAAAAAGCTAAAATAAAACCTACTGTACCAGCAATTGATGCTGCATCTGAAGATGTTACACCTACAAAAGAAACGCTTGATGCAGAAATTAAAAAGCAAGGTAACAACAGTATAGATGCTGCTTTAGAAGGTTTCGACTCTAGTATTAGTACACCTTTAGAAAGATCTAAAAAAAGAAAAAGGTTTCTTGATAAAATATTTACATCTAAAGAGGCATTGCGTAAAGCAGACAGCTGGTATAAAAATAGTCCTTTAAATGAAGTTCTTGAGTTTGAAAGAGCTGTAGGTATTATAAATTCAGATGCATTTGGTTTATTCTATAATAGTGCTTGGGCATTGCAAAATGATGCAAGCTTAAGTGAGCAAGAAAAACTTCGAGACAAAAGAAAAGAAGGTAAAGCTGTTATATATGAAGATGCTTTAAGCATAGACATGTATCATGAAGCATGGCATGGATTTACACAACTTGTATTAACTTCTGAAGAAAGAACTAAGCTATATAAAGAAGTTCAAAACATAGATGGAGATAGACGTTTAATTACAAAGTACGGAAATAAAAATTTTTATGAGATTGAAGAACTTTTAGCTGAAGAATATAGGTCATATGCAAGAAGTAGAAGTACTAAACTTGGTCGTTTCATAGCTAAGATTTTTGAAAAAATTAGAAAGTTTTTAGAACTGTTTAATAATGACCCTCTTAATCCAATGGTAAGAAATGTTCAGGATAATCCAATGGTCAAAGAAATGTTTGATAAACTTTATACAGGAAACTTTACTATCCCGGCAAAGAATTCTATTCAAACATTAGAGCCTGTAGTTTTACAAAGGGCTAAACAAATTAAGCCTCTTAAAAAGCAATCTAAGAATGTAGCTACATTTACTGTAACTGATTCTGCTACAGCTGTAGATATTATAGATACTGTAATGGCATTAACATTTCAAAACTATAATAAACAGTTTAGCACAAGCAGCGGGGCCCTAAAAATATTAGGCAACGAACAACAAAAGATTTTATTATACAAAGGTATAAAAGCAAAGTTAGAAGTTAACAGAGATAACTTAGAGCAACAGCTTACAAGCTTGCAAGAAGCTAATGAAGAAACAAAAAATCCAGATCTTTTAAGAGAGGTGCTTCTTAAAGATAGAGTTGAGCTATTAAATAAAATGGTTGATAACTTTGGAGATGTAGAGCTTTCATTAGACAGAAATCAAAAGAAAGGTGTAGTTGCGTTTCACTTAGAAAAATCTAGATTTTCTGTTTTAAAAGAACAATACTTACAAGATATTGATGATGCAAGTAGTGTACCTTTATTTACTACAAAAGAAGGAAATGCAATTTCTGCTAAGGAACTGACTAGTCAAGAGACTATGTTATTTCTAACAGGTATATTTAAACAAGAGCGTAATGAGCAAGGTGATATTGTAAGACAAAGAGATGAGTTTGGGTTACCAATATTAGAAGAATCATCTATGGTTTGGAATAAGTTAGCTAGAGTTTTACAAGGTTCTTTTGATCCAATTGATATTTATAATAGACTTGTTGAAGAACAAGATAATTATTTAGAGTTTGGTGAGATTATGACAATGCTTCCGGATCCATCAAAAAATTATAAAAATGGTGTAGAGTTTGACACTGAAACAAACTTTTGGCAAGATTTTAAAAAACCTCAGATTCCACATATTCAACTTACTGTAAATAAAACTATTTTACAAGAAAGAAAAAGAGAGGGTGATAAATTAATTCCTGAAGAGTCTATGTATGAGTCTAGAGTTTCTAGAGCTAACTTTAACTTATATAAGATACTACGTGATTGGAAAACAAACTTTGCAATAGCGTCAAGAAGCACTAATCCTTATATTATAAAAGACACTAAAGGTATAACTAATAGATTAGATCTTTCTAAAGTAGTAAAAGAATTTTCTTACAAGGGTAAGTTTATACCAAGTAAGTCTGTAGAGTTTTTAAATGCTTTAGGTATAGCACTTGATATGAGTAGTTATGAGATTGTAAAAATGACTTCAGATGCTGAACAGTTTGCAAAATCTCATGGTATTGGTTTCATGTTTAATGTAATAAACATTGTAAACAAAGCTGCAAAATCTAACAATCCAGGTCTTGAGGCGGCAGCTATGAATGTTAGTAAAAATCCTATTTACTATTTGTTAAATGGATTACCTGAAGTTATTGAAAAAGAAGTAGGTAAACCGCTTTCTGTAAGTACAAGATTGTCCATGCTTGCAACCTTGCAGAACAGGTTCTCAGATGGATTCTCTAACTATAGTGTATTATCTCCTGAGAAAAATAAAGTATGGGAACACTTTGTTGATAACACTG